CAGGGGAAGATATATAAAAGGATATATACTAAAAAGAAATTATAAAATAGTATATAGTTCATATAGTACTATAAGAATAATTAGGTATTTAGTAAACTTATTAAGTATAGTAAAAACCCTTAATAAACAAGAGATTCAAAGCAGAAGAATTGATACAATAATAGAACAAAGAATGGAGGAATTATATAAATGCCAAAAACAATTAGAAGAAAGAGACTAAAGCCAGATTATCTAAATCAAAAACAATTTGAATTTTTTGAAAATTATCTAGCTACTAATAACATTACACAATCAGCTATAGATGCAGGTTATAGTGAGAAAACAGCTGGACAGCAAGGTTGTAGAATGTTAAAAAGTATAAAAGGGCAAAATTACATCGCAGAACGTATGGCAGAGCTTGATGAAGAAAAGGTAGCCACAGCGAATGAAGTATTAGAGTATTTAACTTCCGTAATGCGAGGTGAAGTACAGGACCAGTTCGATTTAGAACCATCATTATCTGACAGAACAAAGGCTGCTAGTGAATTAGCTCGTAGATTAGTAGATACAAAGCCTGCTGTAATTCCTGTTAAGATTGTGGATGATATTCCACGTACAAAGGAGGCGTAGATATGTTTCCAATTAAACCAAAAGTAGAATTGACTATCCCATTAACTGAATGTATAGGTCCAGCTTTCTATAATATGCATTGGGATATACTTGAAGGAAACCACACCTATTATGACTGTATAGGGGGAAGAGGTAGCTTGAAATCTTCCGATATTAGTATTGAGATTGTGATGGGTATAATGCAGGATAAAGATGCAAATGCTCTTGTATATAGAAAGGTAGCAGACACTATTGGAGATTCTGTATATGAACAGATATGCTGGGCTATAGACAAGTTAGGAGTTAGTGAATTATGGCACTGTGTTAAATCACCATATAGATGTATATATAAGCCTACAGGACAGAAAATTATATTTAAGGGATTGGACAAGGCGAAAAAATCAAAGTCAGTAAAGACACAGTTCGGTTACTTCAAGTATCTTTGGTTCGAAGAATTAGACGAGTTCAACGGATCACAAGAATTGAGAACAGTTCAGCAGTCAGTACTAAGAGGTGGACCTAAGTTCGTAGTATTTAAGTCTATGAACCCACCACGAAGTAAAACAAACTGGGCGAATGCTTATATAGAAGAAGAAAAGTTGAGACCTGATACTTATGTAAGTGAGACTACATATCTTGATGCACCGAAAGAATGGTTAGGTCAACAGTTTATAGACGATGCTGAATGGCTGAAGCAAATAAATCCAAAAGCCTATGAACACGAATATTTAGGTAAACCAGTAGGAACAGGAAACAACGTATTTGATAATATAACAGTAAGACAAATAACAGATGAGGAAATAGCTTCATTTGACCACATATATATGGGAATAGACTGGGGTTGGTATCCAGACCCTTATCATTGGGGTAAAATGCACTATGATGCTAATAGGAGAAAGCTATATATATTTGATGAATATAGAACCAATAAGACTACAAATAAAGACACAGCTCAATATTTAGTTGAGCATAAGGGAATAAGAGCCCACGACATTATCACTTGTGATAGTGCCGAGAAAAAGTCCACGGCGGATTATAGAAGCTATGGATTGAATGCTAGAAATGCAGAAAAAGGTCCAGATAGCGTTAGATATGGAATTAAGTGGTTACAATCTTTAGTTGAGATAGTCATTGACCCTATTAGATGTCCGTATACCAAAGACGAATTCGTTAAATATGAATATGAATTAACTAAAGATGGTGAACCATTAAGCAGCTTTCCTGATATGGATAATCATAGTATAGATATGACGAGATATGCAATGGAAAGAGTTTGGAAAAGAAAGGGAAGATAAACCAACAAGGTTTTTAAATATTAAATTAAAAGGAGAATAAAGATGTTTAGTAAGTTAATTGAATGGCTCAAGGAAGCACTTAAAAAAATGGTAGGTTATAAATCCGTAGCTGATACGATTAATGATGTACAGATATATAGCATTAGTGAGGATATGAGGAATGCTATTAATACGTGGAAAGATGTGTATAAGGACGAATCGCCGTGGTTAGATGAAGAAACTGGTATATACAGTTTAGGCTTAGGTAAAGAAATATGTCAATCATTACAGCAACAAGTTCTTTCTGAAATGAAAAGCACTATTTCTGAACCAGGAAAATCCGTACCAACCGATGATTCTACAGCAGAGGAAAACATCAACACAAGAGCCACATTTTTAAACAGTCAATATCAAAGAAGATTATTAACTAAATTACCAGCTAAATTAGAGCAGGGAATGGCAGTAGGTGGATTTATAATAAAACCATATGTAGTTACTAATCAGATATACTTTGATTTCTGTAGGCAGGGCGATTTCGTACCTATCGTATTTGATGACGATGATAATATCACAGATATAGCATTCTTCGACCAGTTCACATCAGGTGAATATAGATATACAAAGATTGAAAGACAGACATTTGATGCATCAACTAGAAGAGTCGTTATAGAAAATAAAGCATTTAAAGCCAAGATAAAGAATGTAGAAGATGAAGAGTCACAGGATGACGATTTAGGAATTGAAATTCCGTTAGCATCAATTAATAAGTGGGCTAATATATCAGAAGAACCAGTTATTATTGAAAATGTTGAAAAGCCACTATTCGGTTTCTATCGGGTGCCTTTGGCGAATAACATAGATTTAGATAGCCCATTAGGAATATCCATATTTAGCCCCGCCATTAAATTGATACATAGAGCAGACGAACAGTTTAGCCGACTTGATTGGGAATATGATGGAGGTCAAATGGCTATTGATGTAGATGCAGATGCAGTACATTTTAGTCAAGGCTATTACGGAAGTGTTCCTCAAATGGATAAGGTTAGAGATAGACTATATCGTACCTTAGATTTGGGAAATGATGATACATACAAGGCATTTACACCTTCACTTCGTGACGCTAGCTATTTATCAGGATTAAATAGATATTTAATGCGTGTTGAAGATTTAGTTGGCTTATCAAGGGGAGCGTTATCCGAAGTGGAATCAGAAGCCCGCACAGCGACGGAAATGAAAATACTTAAACAGCGTGCTTATATCACGATTCAAAGAAATCAAGAAGCACTTGAGCAGGCTCTGAATGATGCCGTATATGCTATGGATGTATTAACTACCTTATATGAGTTAGCTCCAGACGGAATATATACGACTACTACAGATTGGAAAGATAGTATCTTAACCGATACGGACACAGAGTTGAGCCAAAAAGTTCAGTTATTAGATGCTAATATATTAGCTAAATATGAAGTCCGTGCTTGGTATACTGGCGAAGATGAAGAAACAGCTAAGGATATGATTGAGGAGATTGAGGATTCAAGCTCTAACAAGATGATGAATGACTTATTTAGCCAAAAGCCCGAAAACCCATTGGAACCTAATGGGGATGAACCAGGAGCTGGTGAGGAAGAGTAGAGGTAATATATGATAAGTAGCACGAGACTGAACCAAATAGCATATAAGATGGCTCAAGCATTCGAGGAAATAAATGACGAATACATTGAATTAATGGCTAAGCACGTCAAGGATATGGGAAGATTATCTGCTACAGATATGCATAGATTGGAACAGATGAATAAGATGAATGCTAATATAGCCCATATCAATAAGAAGCTAAGACAGCAATGTAATTTAACTGTGTTACAGCTTGATAAGCTGTACAAAGAAAGTGGATTATCATTATATGATGATATGGATGTGTTCTATTCCGCTAAAGGTGTTAAGCAAGTTCCATTCGAGCAGAATAGACGGATACAAGAGTATATTCAGTCGGTAAATTCACTCACCTATGGAACATTTGAGAATTTATCACGAACAACTGCAATATCCGAGAATTATAGGAAAGTAGTTGATAGAAGTGTGTATGCAGTTTCCTCAGGAATGGAGAATTATCAGGCAGCCATAAGAAAAACACTTATTAAAGCATCAACAGACGGAATGCGTGTTAAATATGCGAGTGGATATACAAGAAGATTAGATAGTGCTGTTCGTATGAATATCTTGGAAGGCGTTCGTCAAGTTAATTTAGGCATAAGGCAAATCACAGGAGAACAGTTCGGGGCGGATGGATATGAAATATCCGCTCACGGACTCTGTGCAGAAGACCATCAACCAATTCAGGGGAAACAATTCAGCAAAAAAGAATTTGCTAAATTGCAAGCATCTTTAGTTAGACCCATAGGTACTCTTAACTGTCAGCATACTGCATATCCTATATTGCTGGGAGTAAGTCAACCTGCTTATAGTGATTCAGAACTGCAGGATATGTTAGATTATTCCAATGAGAAGATAGCACTTCCTAATGGTAAGATAGTAAGTAGGTATGAGGCTTCACAGGTGATGAGAAACATAGAAACGAATATTAGATACGCTAAGGATTCCTTTATCGCAGGAAAAGCTAGTGGTGATGATGTATTAATGCAGAAAGCCAAAGCGAAGATAAAAAGAAATCAAGAACAATATAAAAAAGTGTGTGAAGCTTCTGGATTAAAACCTCGTACTGAACGAATGAGTGTATCAGGATATAGGAATATGAGTATCAAGATACCTAAGACTGTTAAGGCACCAGTGAGCATTAATAGAGTACCAAGTATCAAGAACACTTTAACAATGAAAGATATTAAAGCAATGAATAGGGACACATTACAAGTCACAGCAAAGAATATATTCTTGAAGGAGAATGGTGCTTTAGGTGAGGAAGAAGCTAATAGAAGATTCAATGATTTAATTAATTCTAACAGTGACAATCAATTACAGAAATATATTCATAAGCATCAGGACAATTCGGGTGTAGCTGAAACAATCAAAGAAGCTAAGGAACATCCTGAAACATTAAAGAACTTTAAAGCATTTAGCACAGAACGAAAAGATAAATGGATGGACGATATAGCTAGTAGACACATTGTAGATATAGATAAAGTTAATTCCAATATTAAAAATGTGAATAAACATTTCGGAGATTTTTTAGCTAGTGATGACGCTCAGTTCTGTATGCGAATTGATACAGAAGAAGTTCTACCTAAAATCATTGAGAGTGGTAAATTCAAGACACAGTTCGAAACCAACACATCAGGAGGTGCATTAAGCACATCATTGAGGGAGCTGACCAGCAAGAATCTTTTTGGTTGGGAAGATAGACCTACCGATGCAGGCTTTGAAAAGTATGGCTATTTAAGAGCAGGTTCTTTCAAGGATGAAGTTTTATCAGGTGATTTTGGTGTAAGTCAATATGGGGATGCTAGTATAACATTTAAGAAGAAAAATCTTATGGACAGAACAACATTAACATTTGGTGATAGTTTGGATGCTGATGGGGCTTATGGAGAAATCACACCAACTAAAGTAAATGATTTTGATGTTAGGCATTCAGCTAGAAGAATGAGTAGTTGGGCTACTACTGATGAAGATTGGCAAAAACTTGATGATAATGTATCTGATTTTACAAGGATGTCCAACATACAGAAAAATGAGTTCCTTATGGGGAATGGTATAAGTGACGGTAAACTATCAATGCGTTATACTGAATTACAGTTTCACGGAGAACTTACAGTAGATGATATAGATACGATATCCATAGAACAGGATATGTGGGATTACTTGCCTGATTCTTCCAGGGAAAATATACAAAATTTTGTTAAGTTGAAGAAAATTAAGCTGGAAATTGTATAACATAAAATAAAAGAGCCTTTGGTTAATCAAAGGCTCTTATTAAGTGTTCAATTTGTTTTTGCTGACTTTCAGTAACATTTGGTTCTTTCCAATAACCTGATTTCATCCAACTCTCGGAGTTAGGTATATTAGCTACAACTCTGGTCTTAGGACGTATTTGGACATTATAGAGTTTATCTTTTTCTTTGACAATGAAAATTGAATTTCCCATTTGAGCTATAATCTTCATTTTTATTTCCTCCTTTATCTTTTATTATTTATTGTAACACATATAGCCGAAAAAAACAATAGATATACTAAATTTATTTTGTTAATAACTTTGTTAATAATGTTAATAACTTTGTTAATAACTTTGTTAATAAGTATTTTTATGTTAATGACTAATACAAAATGTTAATAACTTTGTTAATAGTGTTAATAATGTTAATAGTTTTATTCTTACTTATTAACACTATTAACATTTTTATTAACTTATTAACAATATACTATTTACAAATGTTAATAACTTTAGTATAATACAAATTATAAGGAATCCAGAGCGAAGAAAATTCGCTATAAAAGATATTTTAGGAGGAAATTAAAAATGAAGAATATTTACAGTATCTTAGAGAAATTTGGTATCACGATTCCAGAGGACAAAAAAGAAGAGTTTGACAAGTTGGTCTTGGAAAACTATAAGACAATAGCAGAAGTACAGTCTATACAGGATAAGCTGGAAAAAGCGGAGTCAGAGCGTGACAATTATCATACTAAATATGATACGGACATCGCTCAACGTGATAAGGATTTAGCTGATTTACAGAAGAAACTCAAGGATGCAGGTGATAATTCGGAGGAATTAGAAACTGTCCGTGGTGAACTTGAGTCATTGAAGACTAAGTACGGTGATGACAAGAAAGACTGGGCAGCTCAGCTTAAGAAACAGCAGTATGAATTCGCCGTAAAGCAGAAAGTAGGTGGTATACAGTTTACGTCTAATGCTGCTAAAGAAAAATTCATAACTGATGTATTAGCACAGGAATTAAAAATGGATGGAGACACACTCCTTGGATTTGATGATTATGTTAATACATATAAAGAAAAAGATGCTGGAGCATTCGTAGTTAAGGACGACAAAGGTGAACCAAAGCCGAAGCCTTCATTTTCAGGTCCTTCTAATAAAGAAGACCCAGACCAGAAGAAAGGTGAAGAAATTGAAAAACCTAAAGAACGTCCATTAATTTGGTAAGATTTTTAGAAAAGGAGATAAAGAAATGGCAGAAACAACAAGAATTACATCATTAAATGTATTATTAGACCCAACAGGAAAGATGCTTTTATCTGAAGCCTATGATGGTGTCCTTGCAAATGTTCAGAAAGCTACTATTTCAGGTAAATTGAAGAATACAGACTTATCTGGTGACCCAACAGCAGGTACAGTTGAAGCTAAAAGGTTTGCAAATGCTACATCAAAGGCATATGGCTCAGCCAGAACAGCTGGAAAAGGTAACTATGTAAAAGGTAAGGATGTCACAATTCCTATTGACACAGATAGAGAGTTTGTGGAAGAGATTGAACAGAAAGACGTTTCACTTCTAGGTGTAGACGGACTTATCGCAAAACGTTCAGCTAACCACGCACTGAGAATGGCTGCTGAATTAGATTCAAAGTTCTTTGAAGTAGCTGCTACTTCAGGAACTAAATTCACACCAACTAAGACAGCTATTCAGGATATAGTTGAAGAGGCTATCGTGACACTTGAGACATTAAAGACAGACTATATTGACGGAATTGATAGAAGTCTTATGTCAATTACATTTGATGCTGAGACTTACTCAAAGATGAGAGCTTATCTTGATACAGTAACTAATACTAATGTTGATACGACTAGTGAAGAGTTCTTCACATTCCACGGCGTTAGATGCTATAGTTCAGTTAGACTTCCTATCGCTGTTGAGGGTAAGAAGACTACTACTACTAGATTTATCCTTCAGGTAGATGGTTCAGTAGCACAGCCAGTAAGAAGCACACCTTATGCAGCTGAAAAAATTCCAATGTCAGAAGCATATGCGATTGAATTATTCTTCTACTATGGAACTAAAGCAGTCACACCAGAAACAATTCTTGTATATAATACAGAAGTAACAGCAAGCTAATGTTAGTGTGAGGTATTAAGATGAAAATTAGATTACAAAGAGGTGGGATTGTTGAAACTGACAATCCTGATGTAATAGAACAGTTCCTTAAATATGGAGGAGAAGAAATTAAGAAAAAAGCTACAAAGGCACCTAAGAATTCTGTGTCCTCCCAGAGTGATGAGGAAGCCTAATTAGCTAAAGGGAGGTTATTTATGGAACATTTATCATATGAAGAATATGTAAGTCTTGGTGGTAAGGTTGATATTGATAGCTTCCCTACTTTATTATTAGATTGTGAAATTTACCTTGATAAAATTACAATGAGCAAGATTAATAATATACATTTCACTCCTAGTATTAAGCGTCTAATCGTGAAATGTATAGAAGTCTTGCAGGCGAATAATGAAGCAGATGCTTCTATATCAAGTTATTCTGATGGTATTGAAAGTATAAGCTATAATACAGCTGAAATGGGCGAAAAACCTACAGAATCAAAGATATATAATTTATGTAGACTATATCTTCCACCTGAATTGATGTACAGAGGAAAGCGAGGATGGAAAGATGCAAGGTTCAATAACTATTTTAAATAAACTAAAACATCAAGATTCGGCTACAGGACTTGATGTGTGGTATAAGACCATACTCAAGGATATTAAGTATGCTAATACAAAGGTAACAAATGTAGTCGGAACTGAGGTTAGTATTGGTCAATCTTTTATAATTTTAATTCCTTTCACAGGTAAGTATTTACCTTATTCAGAATGGAAAGATAGTACACAGAAAGATGCCCGATACACAATCAATCAAGGTGATTATATTTTTCTTGGAAAAGAATTAGAGGAGGAAGTCACCGCTAATAATATAATGAAGCTAAAGACTAAATATGAACCTAATGTATGTGAAGTTCGTTCAATAGAAGAAGTTCCTCAGAAGTATGGAGTTAAGATTCAACTCAAGATTGCAGGAGTATAGCAATATGGGAGTTAGATTAGAATTTAATAGGATTCCTAGAAAATTAGATAAGATGTGCAAGAGTGAGAAGATTGGATTATATATGGCACAACAAGCTGAAAGGTTAATGGCTCCATATGTACCAATGGATACAGGTATGTTGGTTGATAATACTACAGTAGAACCTTTCAGAGTAACTTACAATTCTACTTATGCTCATCACATATATGAAGGAACCAATTTAAACTTCAGTAAAGAAAAGCACCCACTAGCTACGGCACGATGGGACCGTGCTATGAATATAGCTAAGGCTGGTCAGCTTGCTACTGAGGTGACTAATTTTATTAAGAAGAATGGATATTAAGTATGGTTAATAGATATGAGAAGATTTCCGAATGGCTAAAAGAGTATACACCGAAATTCAGGTGGATATACTTTAATGTAACTACTAGTGAAGCTGACAATCTTTCACTCAATAGTGTACAGAATGAAAGGGAGTTAGATAAGTTCATTGATGGTAGTCGGCGAGTGGAATTTTTGTTCGCATTAGATTTAGTTAAAGAATATGATACAGGAACAAGCTCAATTAATCTTGAAGCTAATCGTGAATTTGAAACAATTAGCGAATGGGTTGAGCTAATGAATAAAGAGAAACATTTTCCAAATTTTGGTGAAAATGTCATCATAGAACAAGTAGATGTTCTTGAAACTGTTCCGAGCGTGACAGTTGATACTCAAGCAGGTATGGCTAAATATCAAGGGCAGTTCAAGATTACTTATATGGAGATGAAAGGAGAATAAGATGGCAGACGCAATGAAGAAGCTAACAAAGGACCAGTTCATTCCATTCCTTGATACTGCCGAAGATAAGACATACAAGGCAAGTGAATGGGCTAGAATTGATTTATCCACAATATTCGAACTGGCTATTAATCCGCAGTCCGAATCAATGGATTATATCTGCTATAAGAATGCAGTGGAAGAAGTTATGAGCAACCAGCCAGAGTTACCTCAGGAGATTGCTCTGTATGAAGGTAATCCAATGTATGATTATATGGCAGAGAAATTATACAAACTTCCAACAGGTGATGAATGTAAGGTTCCGTTCCTTCTTTGCTTTGGTGGAACAACTGCTAGAGCTTGGAGAGGAATTTGTACATTATTACTTGATAACTTATCCACAACAGATGGAAAGATTTCTTTTTCAATGAAGATGGGTGGAGATATTGAGTTAGGTACTTATACTATTACAGCAGGAAAACCTGTATTCACACCAGCCGCAGAAGCAGCTTCAACCAAGAAGATGTCTATGAATTAATATAATATAAGGAGGACAAGATATGTATTCAATAGTATTTAATGGAACAGAAGTAAATCTCCCTAATTATAGCTTTACCACAGCTAATAAGATTGAGGAGATTGAAATAAGCAACAACAATGCAGGAAAGAAATTCAAAGATAAATGTAACCTGATGTATAAGTTTGAATCAGAGCTTATTGGGAAGGAACAGTTATCCGAATTGATTGGAGACTTCGCTAAGTGTGACCCTAATGACATAAATCTATTATATTTGAAAATTGTTGCAAGCTATCAGCAACCAATAATGGATTACAATAGTGAAGCTACTGAATCAAAGATGAATGATGCAAATTTATCAAAGTTGCTGGAAGTGCTGAATGCTGTATCTAATATTTCCGACAGCGGAATATTAAATGGTGACAGCAAATTCACTGTTGTGAAATAATGATAGACCTTAGGAATAAATCCTTACCAGATACCATTACGGTTAATGGTAAGGATTTTTTAATAAAAACAGATTTTCGCTTATGGTTGAAATTTAGCACGATGATAGAAGAAGAACGATCATTATCTGATTATTTGTTTTTACTTGAAGACGTGGAAGGGAATATTCCGTTGACGAATTTCTTTCCACAATTAATGCAGTTCTATACAAATCCTAATTCTACTCCGAAGAATATTAATAGCACTTCCACGGATAGGGTTTTGGATTATATAGAAGATGGAGAATATATTGTAGCTTCATTTATGCAAGATTATGGAATAGACTTGACAGAAGTGGATATGCACTGGCACAAATTCAAAGCCTTATTCGCTGGATTGAGTGATGATACTAAGATAAAGCAGATAATGTCTATGAGGTCTTATAGGAAAAATAAAAAATCCTATGAGGCACAATGTGAGGAAAATAAAAAAGTTTGGGCTTTACCACATCCTACACATCAGGTATCAGCCGATACTATGGATGAAATAAACGAGCTATTCTATAATAGTGTATATCAAGGAGCAGAAACATAAATAGATAGAAAGAAAGGAGGAACTATAATATGGCAGAAGGAGATGGCAAGGTTGTAATCGATACCGAACTAGATTCCTCTGGTGCTAAAGATGGTATTAAAGGATTAAGTTCCTCTATTGCTTCCTCAGCTGGGGGAGCAGTTAAGAGTATAGCAAAAATAGGTACAGCTGCTATGGCAGCAGGTGCAACAGCAACCGCTGCTTTAGTTAAATCATCCGTTGATGCTTATGCTTCATATGAACAGCTACGTGGTGGAATTGAGACACTTTTTGGAGCTGGTGGTCAATCCGCTAAAGAATACGCTAAGTCCGTTGGAAAAAGCACAGATGAAGCAAAAAAAGACTATCAGCAGTTGATGAATGCTCAGAATATAGCCTTGAAAAATGCGGATAAAGCATATAAGACGGCTGGGATGTCAGCGAATGATTATATGGAAACTGTAACAAGTTTCGCAGCTTCACTAAAACAGAGTACAAAGAATGAAACGGAAGCAGCAAAATCAGCTAACCAAATAGTCATTGATATGTCAGATAATGCCAATAAGATGGGTACTGATATGACGATGATACAGAATGCTTATAATGGATTCGCTAAGCAGAACTATACTATGTTGGATAACTTAAAGCTCGGTTATGGCGGTACCAAGACTGAAATGCAGCGATTATTGAAAGACGCTGAAAAGTTATCTGGAAAGAAATATGAGTTAGGAAATTTCAAGGATATGGCAGAAGCTATTCACGTTGTACAGACAGAGATGGGAATCACTGGTACAACGGCAAAAGAAGCATCTACCACCATTGAGGGTTCAGTGAACTCAGCTAAAGCTGCTTGGACTAACCTCGTATCTGGAATGTCTCAAGATAATGCTAATATGGATAAATTAATAAATGAATTCATTGAGTCCGTTGGTGTAGCTGCTGGGAATATACTTCCGAGAATTGAGACAGCTTTAGGAGGCGTCGGTTCACTTATTGAAAAACTATTACCTGTAATAGTAGACGCTATTCCTGATTTAATAGAAAATTTACTGCCTAAACTTTTATCTTCAGGCACAAATATAGTACTAACATTAGTACAAGGTATTGCTGCAGCCATACCTTCGTTATTAAAGGTATTAAATCAGTTACTTGCAATCGTGTTAGAGAAGATTCCAGAATTCTTTAATAATATAAGCGAACTCTTTAGTGGTGAGGGTGCAGCTAATATAATGGATATGTTGCTAACATTATTTAACAGCATAGCAACTGGTATGATTAGTAACTTACCAATTATACTAAACTCACTAATTAATATGCTTGCTCAGATATTAATATTCTTGGTTACACAGATTCCGAGCATAGTTTCTGCTGTTGTAAGCGTGATACCTGCCATAGTAAATGGATTACTTCAAGCTATACCTACATTGATTCAAGCAATACCACCAATTATAGACGCATTAGTAAATGGATTACTTGCTTGTATTCCGAATATTATAGATACTGGTGTTAAACTTATAACAGCCTTAGTTGACAATTTGTCTGAAATAATTAATACTATTGTTGCAGTTATTCCAGAAATTATAACTAATCTGGTTAATGCTATACAGGACCATTTACCAGATATTATAGATGCTGGTGTTGAACTTATAGGAGCATTGTTTAATAACTTACCAGAAATAATCAATACTATTGTTAGAGCAATACCACCAATTATAACTGCCTTAATAAATGGATTACTTGATTTCATACCAGATATTATAGAGGCTGGATTTAAACTTATAATAGCTCTAGTAGGTAATTTACCACAGATTATAATTACTATTGTTAGAGCAATACCTAAGATTATAGCAGGTATTATTGGAGCACTTATTAATGCTATACCTAAGATTATAGCAACTGGCTTTAAACTTCTTATATCAATTATTAAGAATTTGCCACAAATTATCGCTAAAATTATAACAGCAATTCCAGCTATCATAAAAGCATTAATAGATGGATTTGGTGATTACCTAAGTGATATGGCAGATATTGGTTTAAACCTCATAAAAGGTTTGTGGAATGGTATCAAAAATGCAGGAGCGTGGCTTAGAGATAAGATATCAGGTTTCTTTGGTGGTGTAGTAGACAGCATCAAAGACTTCTTTGGAATAGCATCACCTTCAAAACTTATGAGAGACCAGGTTGGTAAGTTTATCGCTCAGGGTATATGGGTTGGATTTAATAAAGAAGACCCTATGGACCAGATTAATAGAGACATTAGATATGGAATGAAGAAATTAGATACTACAATGACATTGAGTGGTGGTTACTATTCAGGAATAGATTATGATAAGATGGCACAAGCTACCACAGATGCTTTTGTGGATGCTAATATAGGTGTATCAGTTGGTAGTAGACAGTTTGGAAGATTAGTAAGGGAGGTTAGTGTATAGTGAAGATTTATTATGTTAATTCACAAGGTGAAAAGCTGGACTTAATTACTTATCCTTACTTAATGCTTACAGATACTGACTTATTTGATTATACTTGGAATAATACTACTAAAGGAACAGTCAGACCACGAATTAGTTCCTTTAGTAGAAGTATGGTGACAAAGAAGTTTAGTATCAGAGTTAAAGGAACAAGTGAAGAAAACTATAGATACAATATTGAATACTTAACATCTTTCTTTGATGCGGATGTTTCAAAAATGTCACCAGGAAGATTATATGTTGATAGCTACTATCTAGATTGCTATGTATATGCAAGCAGTAAGCCGAATAAATACTTGGAAGTACTTAATACAACAGTAGATTTTAACCTGATTTCACCAGATGGTAGTTGGAAGACATCTAATATGTTCCATTATGGTACTAAAAATGACAGTTCAAGCACGGAAGTATCAGCTGGAACCTCCGTATCCACAATGCTTGACTATCCATTAGAATACTTATACGACTATACCAATACTACTAATTATAATTCTATCAACAATGATGGATATGCTGATTCTGATTTTGAGATTACCATCTATGGTAGATGTGAAAACCCAGTCATTAGTATTGGAGATTGGAATTATGGGGTTAAGGATGTAGAATTACTTACAGGTGAGAAACTGGTCATTAACTCAGTCACTAAAAAAGTATATAAGGTCAAGAATAATGGTGATATAGTGAATCTATTCAATAATAGATTTAGAGATTTCTATGCTTTCAAGAAAATACCTGCGGGTGTTAGTGTAGTTGGATGGAATGGAGCATATTCCTTTGACGTAGAATTATTCGAAAATAGGAGTGAACCAAAATGGACTTAATCTATACAGATGAGAATAGAAATGATTTAGGGGTAATACTTGAATATGGATTAGATTTAGCTTTCGGTAAAGACGAAAACGACTTTGAGCTTGAGATGAGTATTGAATCTGCTTGTCTGAAAGAAAACTACTATATATACATTGAAGATACTCAGTATGGCGGTATGATTGATAGTATTAATCCGAACACATCTAATAGAACAGTTAAGTATAATGGAAGAACTTGGCACGGTATTATGGACAGTAAGATAATTACGCCAGATAAAGGTCAAGACCACTTAATTGTAGACGGAGATGCCAATAAAATTATTGCACAATTACTTACAAGGTGTGGATTAGGTAGTTTATTTGTTGCTAATGATGAAGAAAGCACTATACAGGTTCACAACTATAAGTTCCCCAGATATATAGGTTTATATCAAGGACTCAGAAAGATGCTTTCAGAGTTTGGTGGAAAATTAAATATAGTATATTCAAAAGGAAGAGTTAAGCTGTCAGCAATCCCTTATGTTGACTACACAAAGAATGAAGAGTGGGATACAAGTGATATGGCTATTGAAATTAATAAGCATTTCAATCCAGTCAATCACTTGTACTGCTTGGGAAGTGGAGATTTAAAAGACAGAAATGTTATAGAATTATTCACAGACGCAAGTGGAACTGTACAGCCATACACTACAGTTGATACTCCAGTTAAGGATAGTCAATACATACTTGATAATAGAAATCAGCTTTTTACTGGGGTTAGAGATAATAGTCAAGTATATGATTATAGTAATGCCCAAACTGCAGAGAACTACGAGATTTTAACAGCTAAACCAGATAGCTGGGAACAACCTTATGTATTTACTAAATATTATAGATATAACTCTAAGAATAATACATACGAAAAGATAGAAAGGGAGTTTGAAGATTCTTATAGTTTATTAACGGCTAAACCAGATAATTGGAATTATGCTTATGCAAGCTATTATTATTTAGATGGAAATACCTATAAGAGTGTAGATGACAGTTTTATTGTCACGGATACTACATATCCTCTACTGAGTTCACAACCAATAGATTGGAATACTAACTATACAGATTATTATTATTACTGGACAGACGGTGTCGATGGAAAATATAAGTCGGTTGAAGGCGTTAAATATCCCACATATAGAGAACAGAAGGAGAAACCTACTGATTGGAGCAGCAATAAAGGTAACTACTACATAGAAGTAGAACATTGGGATTATACTTATATATTCAAGAAGAAAAGAGATGGTGTATGGAATAAATGGGAAGTCACTTATCACGACATTAAGATAGAAGAATTTACCAGGAAAGATTATACTTGTAGACTAAAGAAAAAAGAACTGGTAAATAAGAGGAAAGTAAAGATATCCGACTTTGTGAATGACAAAAATAATAAAGCAGAGATGTCTGATTTCAGGAGTTGGAAAAATAGTAAGTACAGACCTTTCTATACACAGTATACCAGAGAAAAAGCTCCTGTATTTGATAGTACTATACACAGATATAAGAGTGAAGCTTCAAGCAGTCCTGAATTTAAGGCTAATACATTCTATGAGAAATATGATAAAGAAATTATACCATATTTCTGGATTGGTGGGTTTTATAACAAAGTGTATGACCACTTCGCTAACCTTGTAGCAAATGGTATAGCTAAACTTCAAGAATATTGGAGTCTGGATAGTGTGAACATCTCATTGGATTCAGATGAATATGAGTATGATATAGGTGATGTAGTAGGTGCAGTTGAAAGTATTACTAATATAGCAGTAACATCTTCTATATCTAAAAAGATTGTAACCATTGATAGTGGTAGTGTTTCGATACAGTATGAGCTGGGGAACGAAAACACATCAAATATAAACTAATTTAAGGAGGTAATATTATGGCTTTGGAAATAGTAACAGGCTATACTGGAAAACCACATATCACATCTCAGCAAGATGCTATACTAAATGCTGCGTCTTTAGCCACAGGCGGTAAATATATACTAAGTGTTGGTAAGCAGTTAAGCTATGAACTTAAAAGTAATACATTAGTTAGAATTAATGGTGGATATGCTATTAACCAAGGAAGATTAATGGGTATGAACACTAACGACTACGAAGAATTAGATATTAGTGTAGGTTTAGCAGGGTCAAAAAGATGTGACTTAATTGTCATACATTATTCTAAGGATTCTTCTACAGGAATTGAGAAAGCTGAATTAAAAGTTATTGAAGGCACAGCTGGGGCTGACTATGTTGACCCAGAATATATTGATAATAGCTTGTTTGATGAGAATTACTTAGAAGATGACTTAGTTCTGTATAGAGTGAAGATTAATGGTTTATCTATCGAAACAATAGAACAAGTAGCCAATGTATGGTATCTAGATACAGGAGAAAGACAGGATTTAGTCACGAGTAAGGATATGGGATTTACCATAGGACCTCCAGAATCATCTATAACTAAACCTTATATAAGAATGATAGGAAATAAAGTTCATCTGGGAATGCACGAATACTGCAGTAATAGTGATGGTTCTACTGGATATCTTTATATTGATAAAAAGTATGCGCCAAAGAAATCTTTCCAGACTACACTATATCCTAGCTCTGGCAAGCATGAACATTATGCAATTGTATTTGTTAATGAAACAGGTGTTGTATCATTAAGATGGTTTGGACCTGTTACTGGTCCAGAATTTATTTACTTAGATTTTGACTGGTTCTTAGATTAAACTATACATTTTTACTAATAATATGTTATAATATTTAAAAAAGAGGAGGTTACATATGAAATTATCTAAAATAACAAAGAAGCAGATTATTGATATTCTTATCAGAACAGTTAAAACTTTTATAGCTGCTGGTATTGTAGCTGTTCAGGCTCTAGGAAATGTTGATGCAAAGACAGCTATTATAGCTTTTGGCTCTGCTGGTTTAACAGCTATCTGGAATTTAATTATTAAAGCATTCACGGAGGAAGAATAATGGGATATAAGAATTTTAAACAGAGCGATTCTAAGTGGAGAAGTAATTACTACTCAGGCGGAACTATTTCAGCACAGGGTTGTGGACCTACATCTATCGCAGATGCAGTATATGATTTAGATCCATCTATCACCCCCGCTAAAACAGCTAAGTGGATGGAAGATAATGGATGTTCTTGCCACGGAAGCGGTACATATTACAGCGGAATGGTGAAAGGCTTAAAGCACTTTGGCTATTCTGATTCAACACAGCTTAATTATACTTCACTGTATGGTAAAAAGAATAATTCAGTTGTTACAGATTTCTTGAGAAAGATTAAATCAGATAAATATGTTGGAATAGCTTGTATGGGAAAATCAATCTGGACCACATCAGGTCATTATGTCTTTGTCCGTAAGGTAACTAAAGACCACATTTATATCTATGACCCTTGGAATAGTGGTGGTAAGTGTGAAACAACTAACAGAGAATCTTGGGAAAAATATGTTAAATATTTATTCCTTATCAAGAAGCCTGTTAAGAAGGTGAAAACCACAGTTAAGGGCGTGGTTGTAAGAAAGGAACCTAAAGTATTAGCGAAAACAAAGAAAATCGCAACATTGTCAAATAATACTGTTGTAGCTTTATCCCAAATCAAAAAAGTAAATAAAACTGCGTACGGCAAAATAATGGGTGGGAAGCACGACGGAAAATGGATAAGACTCAAGAGAACAAAGGAGATTTAGCTAGTGGTAGAAATAGTTGTGGCTTTAATTACTTGTGGTGGAACAATCTTAGGAGTTTGGCTGCAGAATCGTAAGCATAATCGAGATATTAGTGAATTAATAGAATACAGGGTGAGTAAACTTGAAGAGAAGCAAGATAAACATAACAATATGATTGAACGTGTCTATCAGCTTGAAGGGGCTGTAGAATTATTAGACAACAAAATTAAATCAAGTAACTACAGAATAAAAGATTTAGAGGAGGAAGCAAAAGATGGAAGATAATACATTAGCAATGGAACTTCTACATCAGCTTAAATCAAATATGCGAAAATGGTTCATCGCATTTATAATCGTGTTGATTATGTTTTTCGCCAGTAATATCGCTTGGCTATATGCTTGGAATCTACCGACGGAAAATACAACAACTACTACTTATGATGCTGATAGTGAGGATAATGGTAATGCTGTAATTAATGATGAAGGAGAGGTTAAAATAAAGGGCAAGAGCAACTAAAACTGTTAGAGTTGTTGTCAGACGTACAAGACGACCGCCTCACCGTTCTGGGGCGACTAATAGGAATAGGAACAGACGGAGGAGAAGGGTATGATTATATCAGATTTCACAGCACCCGAGCTTGAATACTTACGGAAGAACTGCAACTTCGTGAATCTGGAACGTGAATTATTCGAGAGACGAAGTTCAGGTGAAACACTTGAGACAATAGCCGATGAACTCTGTATATCTATTGATTATGCTAGACGCTTAAGTCAGAAAGTAAACAAGAAAATTATTAAAGTTCTCTAATCCCTTACATTTTTAATACATTTTTATTACATTTAAGACACATTGTATAATGTGTCTTTTTTGTTACAATTTAAGTATAACAAGAGAGAAAGGAGGGCTGGTATATGAATAGAGAGTTTTTGAAATTATTAATTCAACATAAATCTCTGCAGGATATACCAGTCCTTCATATTATTAGGGTACTTGTAGCCGTATTGGAGATAGAGGATGAACAAAATGGACAGAAATGATGTATATAAGTTAGACCCTGTCATCCTAACTAAGGGCTTGCTTATATTTAATGATTATATCAGAAAGGAGTTCGGAAATGGCAATGATGAATACAAATCCATTAATGATGACCAATCCATACACACTAAACAGTCCAATGAACCCATCTAACCCTTATATGAATAATTATAATGCAATGCAGAATCAGATGGTTAATAATCTTATAAGAGTTACAGGAATGGATGGCGCTAAGGCATATCAGATGCAGCCTAATAGCACAGTTGCATTATTTGACAGTAGTGAAGATATAATGTATATAAAATCTACTGATGGAGCAGGGTTTCCAACGATTAGGACCTTTGGATTTGCTCCAATAGAACAGCCTACTAATCAAGGTAACGACTTTATTAGTAGAGCAGAATTCGAACAATTCAAACAGGAGGTGTTAGATAATGGCAAGCAGCTTATTTCAGAACCAAAATCCACTACAACAGGTAAACTCACAAGTACTAAATAGAGCTAAATCTATGATGAATAATATAGGTGAGGTTAAAAATATAATGTCAATGCTTCAGGGAAAAGGGATGAATGCGGAACAGATGGTAAGAAACATCTGTAAGCAACAAGGAATTGACGTGAACGAATTAATGAAATTATTAAAATAGGAATTTGCAAATTCACATAAAATTAAAATTAATGAAAGGAGATTCGCTATGAACGAAGGTGTATCTTTAGCTGACATCGCAGCCGTTACAGATAAGAACGATGGGATGTTCGGTGGTGGAAATGGCGGAATGTGGATTTTCGCCTTATTAATTCTCTTACTCATTGGTGGAGGTGGATTCTTTGGAAACAGAGGTCCTGCAATGAATGGAGAACCAGTCACAGAAGCTGGATTATGTAATGCTATGAATTTCAACAACCTTGAGAACTCAGTAGGTAGATTAAGTGATAGCTTACAGGCAGATTATATGGGATTACAGAATGGTATCTGCAATCTCGGATATGAAACATTAAGAAACTTCGGTACAACACAGCAGCAGTTAGCTGAATGTTGCTGCACAACACAGAGAGCTATTGATGGAGTAAATTATAATGGTGCAATCAATACGGCTGCTATCAATGCAAATACAACTGAGCAGACTCAGAAAGTGCTTGATGCTATCCAGCAGAATAAGATTGAAACATTACAGGCACAGGTTAATCAGCTCCAGCTTCAGTCAGCTATGTGTGGTGTAATCAGATATCCGAACGCAACAACTTATACAGCTGGATTCAATCCAGTATTCAGTACAGGTTGTGGGTGTCAGAATGTTTAATTTCATAAGTAACCGAGCGTATTAGTACGTCAATCACAGAGGAAGTGCTAATATAGTATTTCCTCTTTTTTAAATTAGAAAGGAGTTAAGAATATGATAGAAGCATATGCTAGAAATCAATCAATTCCTGCAACAACAGGAATAGTCCCATTTACAGGTGTAACCTTGAAGAAAGGACAAACAGCAGAGTTGAGTGGTGTTAATTCTATTCAGCTTAATAAATGTGGCGTATATGAGGTCATCTTTAATGCCACTGCTTTAGCAGGAACTGCTGGTGCAGTTACCATTGCAATGACAAAGAATGGAGTTCCTCAGCCACAGGCTACAACAACAATCACAGGAGCTACTACTACAACATCAGTGAATGTACCAATAACAACATTAGTACAGGTCAGAGATAATAATTCTTGCTGTTGCTGTGATGCACCTACTATTCTCCAATTCATTAACACTGGAGTAGCTATTACCGCTGACACAAATATAGTAGTAACTAAAATCTGTTAATAGAATGGAGGTAGTGAAGAATGACCGTGGATGAGATTTTTTCCAAAATAGTCGGACATCAGATTAAAGGCTTAATGATACACGAACAGCTGGCGAACTTTTATGACTTTCTAAGTCTTCACGGATACAAGAGATGTCACGAATACCATTACTTATGTGAGTCCTACTGTATGCGAAAAGTACAACGGTACTACATCAATCATTATAATAAGTTAGTAAGAAAAGAACCTATTAATACTCCTAAGATTATACCTGATAGTTGGTATAATTACAGTCGTATGGATGTTGATAGTGCTACAAGGCAGAACGCTTTGCAAACTGGAATAGCTACCTGGATTGACTGGGAGAAGGAAACAAAGTCCTTATATGAATCAATGTATAAGGAGCTATGTGATATAGGTGAAATCGCTGCTGCTTGTAAGGTTAAGGAATTAATCTGTGATGTAGATGGTGAATTGAAATGTGCAGAACGTGAAGGCTTGAAGTTGAAAGCCATAGATTATGACTTGGATGCTATATATCTGTGTCAAGATGAACTGCACAAAAAATATAAACATAAAATAGCGAAAATTGGAGTGAATATATGCTAGATATTAAGGATATAGAAGAAGCAATACAAGAGTTAGAACAAGGAGAAACTACCTATACAGCTTGTAGCAAATTAGCTAGTTTATATATTGTGCGGGATAAATTGGGTGAAAAAGTTGATTTGGTTCCTGAAAGCAATATAGACGAGCAAATATCTGATATTCAGAACTTATTTGTAACTTATATGAGAGATAGGAATATAGCTAATCTGAATAATATGTTAGATTCAACTTATAAGATGATAAGCGAGTTGTATCACACTTGCTCTGACCCGAATGAAAGAAACATCTTCCATAAATTCATTGATAGCATATCAAGCATAAATTCAACGACAATTATAGGATAAAGGGAATTTTATATTCCCTTTATTTTTTTTGAAAAAATACTTGCAATTTTGACGTATATGTATTAGAAGTTAAAAAATAAAGAAAGTTGAGGTAAATACTATGACAAAGGAACAAATTTTAAAGATAATTAATAAGGAAAATGAAAACAGTGAAATCAAATGGGAAGTAGTAAAAAACACTCATAGCCTTATCGTGATTACAAATAATTATGATAAAGATATTGAATTTAAAATCGAAGTATTAGGTGAAAATGATATTAAAATAACAGATGTTAATGGTTGGGTTCATAACATTGGAGTTTTATTATATGGCACAGATAGATGGAGTGATTTTTCAGAGATGGAATGTGGATTAAGAAAAGCTATTAAATTAGTAGTTGAACATTTCTACTACTATTATTAGAATAATTTACTCCTGGACGTTTGTTCAGGAGTAAGGATTAAGGAGGATTAAAATGATTGATATAAAAATAGATTTACCAGACAAATTGAAAGATAATATATTGGTCACCAAGAGTGCTTTTGTAGCTTTTCCGTATAATGGAATGATTATAAATTATATTAAATCATTAGGAATTAGGGTTTATCACCCTGATACAAGGGTCTGGGAGATACCTGTGACAAGTATTATCGGACTATGTAATAAATTTGAAAATGAAGAAATTCATATATCAGGTGTATATGAAAATTTAAAGAAAGAACAATTTGCAGTAGATATACCTAAGGATTATATATTTAAGACAAAACCTTTTCCACACCAGCTTGATGGTGTTAGATTTGGTCTAAATAAAAAAAGATTCTTGCTATGTGATGACCAAGGATTGGGAAAAACAAAACAGATTATAGATTTAGTTGGCTGTTTGGAGAAAACCGAAAATATTAATAAAGTGCTTATCATATGTGGAGTTAATTCTCTGAAGTATAACTGGCAGTCTGAAATTGAAACACATTCAGACGAAAAAGGTTGGGTTCTTGGAACAAGATATAGAAAAAGAACTGGAAAAGCATATGAGGGAACTAATAAGGATAAATTAGATGATTTGAATAATTTGCCTGATTGTAGGTATTTAATAACGAATATTGAAACATTGAGAGCAATGGCAGAGAAAGTTAGCAAAACTAAATATAAATTCCCGATAGCAGAAAAATTAAAAGAGCTATGTGATAAAGGAATAATATCTATGATAGCTTTCGATGAATGTCATAAATCCAAAGAACCAACATCCTTACAGAGCCGAGCAATGATAAATGTACAGGCTAAATATATGGTAGCTATGAGTGGAACACCACTTATGAATAAACCACTGGATTTATATTTCCCGCTACATTGGTTAGGATATGAACAGCATAGCTTCTATCAATTCAAGCAACACTACTGCACATTAGGTGGCTGGGGTGGTTCAGAAATCATTGGCTATAAAAACCTTGAGGAGATAAGAGCTTTAATGAGCGAAGTAATGCTCAGAAGATTAAAGACTGAGGTTTTAGACTTACCTGAAAAAATTAGGAAGATTGAATATGTAGATATGACGCCTAAACAAGCTCAAATATATAAAGAAGTTTACAGTGGTGTGGTGAGTGAACTACAACAAATTAAATTCGCCAATAATCCTCTATCTATGATGATTAGATTAAGACAAGCTACAGGATGGACAGGTATTCTATCCGATACAGTACAAGAATCAGCCAAGATGGACAGAATGTTGCAATTAGTTGAAGAAATTACATCAAGTGGACAGAAGGTTATTATTTTTTCCAACTGGGAATCTATGACATCAGTAGCAAAGCAGAAGTTATCTGATTATAATCCTGCTTATATCACAGGTGGTATCAAGACAGATGATAGAATGAATGAAGTCACCAGATTCCAGTCTGATGAAAATTGTAAAATTATAATTGGAACAATAGGAGCTATGGGTACAGGTTTAACTCTTACAGCAGCTCAAAATGTTATATTCCTTGATAGCCCTTGGAATATGGCATTAAAAGCACAGGCAGAAGATAGAGCTCATAGAATAGGAACGCAGGGAACAGTTAATGTAATCACACTAGTTTGCAAAAATACGATTGATGAACGTATAGAAGAATTAGTGGAAAAGAAAGGTCATATGGCAGAAGCTCTAGTTGATGGAAAAATATCTGTTGATGATATTAACTTCCTATTATCCTAAAAAATTTATAAAAAATACTTGCAATTTTTAACTATATGTATTACAATATAATTGAAGTTAAGAAAGAAAAGAGGTAATAAATATGAGTAAATACAGTGAGTATCTTAAGAGCTTAAAAGCAAAACATATCGAAAAGTTTTTCGGAGAAGTTAAACAGAAATCTAATAAATACTTCACATTTAATCATTATGTTGATGATGACAATGTAACAATCATCACTAATAATATTAAATACATCAAGGGGAACCCAGTGCTGGTAGTTGATAATAATAAAGTAGTATATTTAAAAGACTGGTTAGTAGAGCCAGTTAGAAATTACAGTAATGGAATATATGCATATGCTGCTAAAATCAATAGAAAATTCTTTAAAGTTTACACGTTTAAAAATGACTTTGAAGATATGGCATTTGAAAAAGAAACCACATTTAATGAGTTAGTTGAATTAGCTAAAGAACAGGATGAAAAGAATATGGCTATAGCACTAGGACACTAGACAGTGAAGTATTAGAAAGGAGGTGATATAAAGTGCAGGAACGTTTTTCAACTGCTAGGGCAGCACAGATTATAGATGTTTCCACCAAGACCCTCAAAATGTGGTATAAATGGTGGGAGGATGACAACTATGAAAAACCAGTTGGATTAAGTCTTCCAGAGTATACTACAGATGGAAGAGGAACAAGATTTTTCACGTATGATGCTGTGCAGGCTCTTGAAGTCTTCAAGCAGGCAATTCGTAATGAGTATAAAGGCTGTATGGCGGAGTTCAATGCTATTAATAGTTGGGGACAGCGTGGAACAAGAATTTTAGGAAAGAAGAAGGAGGACAAATAAAATGAGTAGACGTAATGGAACAAGTCCATCAATACTGGAACAGATGATTGATGATTATAAGGAAGGCAAGGACAAAGAAAATGCTTTAAAGAAATCCAATAATGCTCTGAATGAGAATATCAAGTCTTATATGCAGGAGCATAACCTTAATAACGCATCATCAGATAAATATACTGTTTCTTTATCTGTATCAAATAAAGAATCGTTGAATGAAGATTTAGCTATTGAAATTATTAAATCTAAATTAGGTGGACCTTTACTTGCTACAGTAATTAAGCAGAAAGAGTATATTGATGAAGATGCATTGGAGAAATTAATTTATAATGGAGACTTTGACCCTAACGATTTAGTTAAGGCTAAAATAACAAAAACAATTCACACCCTTAGGGTGACTAAAAAGAAATAAAATATTTAGGAGGAAGTAAAGATGTTAAAATGTAAGTGGGCAGGAGATGTCAATGATGAATATTGCAAAGGATGCGATGGCATCCAGATGGAAATGGAAGGTAATGTTATAAGCTGTGAAAAATGCGCAGGCTATGAAGCTGGAACAGAATCAGTAGAAACAGAAAAAATTGAACCAGATACAGCACCAACAGAAGATGCTAAGAATGACGTTACAGAAGGAACAATGAATCCACCAGAAGAAGAGGTACCCGCAAGTCCTACAACAGAAACTAAAAAACCAACTCAAAACAAAAAGAAAGATGAAAAGGTTAGTAAATCTACAACAAGTACAGAAAAAGCCGAAAATAAGGCAAAATCAAAGTCAAGTACAAAGGTGTCAGAGGAAAAGAAAGCAACAGAAAAAGAAGTTGAAACGCCTAATGGTGAAATCAAGGTTGTATCTTTACGTTACACTTCGGGAGCAACCATTAAAAAAGGAGATAATTATTTTAAATTCATCGCTGAGGAAGAATGGGACGTTTCACAGATTGACAATGTAGCAGATGCTCGTGAGCAGTTATGGGCTAAATTGAATGCGGAGGTAGATGCACAGATTGAAGAATTAGAAAACATTAAATAAAAAAATTAATGTTGTAATTATATAACGGATGTGTTATTATTGTGGTATAGACAGGTAAGATAATTAAATAAAACATATTAGAAAGTATAATCCTTGATATAATTAGGTGTATTCACTACATCCCCCTTTATGATTTGTTACCTGTCTATACTACAATCATATAGAAGAGTACACCTAATTATATCAAGGATTTTTTAACTTTAAGGAGGCTATATATGGCAATATTTAGAACCCACAAAAATCAAAATTATACAGTGATGAGTAATTATCACCTAAAAGAAAAAAATATGAGCTTGAAAGCAAAAGGGCTTCTTTCAGTAATGTTATCATTACCAGATGATTGGGATTATTCACTTGCAGGTCTTGTGGCAATATGTAAAGAGAACGAAACGGCTGTTAAATCTGCCCTCAAGGAATTAAAAGATTTTGGTTATATTCGTATTGATAAATTGATGCCAAACGAAACTGAATCAGGACGTATTGAATATGTTTATAATGTGTTCGAACAACCACAGAATATAAGCAAACAAGAATATAAAAAACAAGGGCTAGAAAATCAACCCCTTGAAAATCAACCTATAGAAAACCAAGTACAATTAAATACTAAAAAACAAAATACTAAAGAATTAAATACTAAAAAAAATAAAAATAAAAAAAATTCTAAAAAAGATGCTAAAATCGAGTACATAACTAGAAAGTGTCTTGAATATGATTTAGCAGAGAATGTTATAGAATTGGTGTGTACATTCTTTAGTGGGCTAATTGATAATGGTAGGCTGGTCACTAACGAAAAGATAAATGCGACTTTGAGTGTATTGGCTAAATATAATCAGACAACGCAAATTAACGCCATACAGCTATCTTTAGATAGAGGCTATGTAAATATAAATCCTGCGTGGTTAAATGGCGAAAATACGCGAAATTCTAGTAGCTACAGGGTATCTATAGATGAGCAGGAACCACAGGTTGAACAGAACTTTAAATTTTAAGGAGGAAAAATATATGAATTTAAGTGATATTGGATTATTGCTATTGGCGGTGGCAACTGGAATTATAACCATATTAGATATTTTGATTTTGCTTGGAAAGCGAGGTAATAAAGATGAAGATGAACAGTAATGACAACCTAACCTATCTCAAGAGCATCACTCTGGACCATATACCCAACGGAAGACAGAATGCAGTCAACTGTAAGGATTTAGCTTATTTGGTAGGGGTTAGTCCGAGAGTTATGAGAAAATTGATTCAGTATTTACGTGACGATGGATATCCTATATGCTCAACCACTTCAGATGGATATTGGTCGGCAGTGCTACCTGAGGAGCTCAATTCTACAATTAAGCTGTTAGAACATCAGCGAGAAACTATAGATGCTACATTGGAATCCTTGAGAAAGACCCAAAACTATTTAGGAATGGTGGAAGAAAAAGATGAATATTAGTAAGTGTTGGTATAACGGTAAATGTAGGAATAAATGTTCAGAAAGTTGTATTCGATATAACCTTGTATATACATTATTCCATTTATCACGAGCTCCTGAAGCCTTATGGGAATATAAGCCTTTATCTTGTGGTGACAAAGATTTAAAAAGTTTCCAGAGGCTGACTGAGATAAGTAATAATATCTTGGAATTTATTACAGGTGGTAATAATTTATATCTTTATTCTCATAACTGTGGCAATGGTAAGACAAGCTGGGCAATGCGATTGATGTATAAGTATTTTGATAAGATATGGGCTGAGAGCTGTCTTGAATGTAGAGCCTTATATGTGAATGTTCCACATTTTCTTTATTCTTGTAAGCGTTCTATTTCACAAAAGGTAGAAGGCTTTGAGGACCTTTGTAACTTGATTAGTTCCGTGGATTTAGTCATATGGGACGATATTGGTGATAATACAGCGACAGGATATGAACATCAAATACTACTACAGTACATAGACGGAAGAATTAATGCTGGAAAGAGTAACATCTATACAAGTAACAGGGATTTCAATGAATTGCAGGATATGTTAGGAGAACGTTTAGCAAGTCGAATTTATAATTGTTCCACAATTATAGAATTAAAAGAAAACGATAAGAGGTGCAGCAAATGGTAGAATTACAGATACTTAATAGAATACTTGAGAGAAGAAGCACATCTATCCTGCAAGATAATAATATTACAGCTGATTATTTCAACCAGTATAGCGAGGAATATGAATACATAGCACAGCATATTGCGAAATATGGTAATGTTCCTGACAAGGAAACATTCCTTTCGGATTTCCCTGAATTTGATATATTGAATGTGAATGAATCTGACGAATACCTCGTTAAGACTTTCCGTGAGGAACACTTGTATTCTAAGTCTGTACCAATAATTACAAAGTTGGCTGAATTATTACAGACGGATTCATATGAAGCTGTGGATTACCTAAAGTCACATATGGACGACTTAAATATAAATACAGATTCTATAGGTGTTGACATTATAAAGCACAGTGAAGACCGCTTCAAGGAATGGCAGGATACTCAACAGAATAAAGATGTTAAATTTATTCCTAGTGGATTCAAGGAGATTGATGATGATTTGGGTGGATGGCATCGTGGAGAAGAATTAGTGGTGTTATTCGCCAGAACTGGTCAAGGAAAATCTTGGGTTATTATCAAGATGCTCGAGCACGCTTGGAAGATGAAGATGCGAGTAGGATTGGTTGAACCCGAGATGTCAGCAAATAAAACAGGATTTAGATTTGATACCGTGCATCAGAATATAAGTTCTCAAGCCTTATACAGAGGTGATGACATACAAGGCTATGATAAATATATCAATCATTTATCTCAGTCAGATACTCCATTCTATGTTAGTTCCTTGCGTGATTTTGATAATAAGGTAACAGTCAGCAAACTGAAGACTTGGTGTCAGAATAATGAATTGGATATATTAGCTGTAGACGGTATTAGTTACATTAAGGATGAACGTATGCAGCGTGGCGATAATAAGACTACTCAGTTAACCAATATCAGCGAAGATTTGATGCAATTAAGCATTGATTTAGGGATACCTATATTAGTGGTTGTTCAGTCAAATAGAGCAGGAACACAGAATGAAGATTTGGAATTGGAAAATATTAGAGATAGTGATGGAATCGCTTATAATGCATCTGTGGTTCTTTCAATTCAACAGAAAGAAGTAGGCTTGCAGATACAGAATGTAAAGTCCAGGAATGCAAGAGTTGGACTTAAATGGGTGTATCTATGGGACACTGATAAGGGAACTTTCGAATATATTCCACAACCTGAAAAGGGTGAGCAAGATGAAGAAAAAGCTCAAGAATTAAGGAGACGCTATGCCGATGTTGAGATTAGTGGGGAGGAATATTAATGTTACGATTAGATGATATAATATTGCAGACGGATACCCAGACTATTCTCAACGTATTAAAGTCAGAATTAGCTATTCGTGGGATAGATAGATTTCACATCTTTAGACCTAATGGGTCTAATATACAGACGAACTGCCCATTCCATAAGCAGGGACAGGAAAGGAAACCATCATTCGGTGTGAATGGGGAAAAAGATAAATGTCATTGCTTTGCTTGTGGGTGGAGTGGTTCTATAGAAGAAATGGTGTCTGAACTGTTTGGTTATAATGATGCAGGAAAGTTCGGAAAAAGATGGTTAATAAAAAGATTTAATACGATTGAAATTGAAACAAGAAAAAATATAATGGAGGATTTTAGAAATGATAACAATACCTTATGTAGTAGTATTTATAATCGGAGTAATAAGCGGAGTGATAGGATATTATGTGGGAAGTCACGACAAGAGAGATTAAGCGTTGACACAGAACAAACAGAAATTACTGAGGAAGAATTAGACAAATATAGATATATTCATCCTTTTATGTATAAAAGAGGCTTAACAGATGAAATTATAGAAAGGTTTGACATTGGTTATGATGATGAGCGAGATGAGCTCACATTCCCAGTTAGAGATATTGAAGGAAGATGTGTCTTTGTTGCAGGAAGAAGTGTCAAAAGCAAATTTTTCAGACTCCCGAAAGAAAAGGATAAACCTGTATATCAAGCATATAGATTTACAAGCGGAGAATATAAGGAGGCTTATATCACAGAGTCATTTCTTAATTGCTTAACTTGTTGGAAATATGGAAAGCCTGCTATGGCGTTAATCGGGACAGGTAATGAGAAGCAATATAAAATATTGGAGAAGCTACCAGTGAGAACATATATTTTAGCACTTGACCCTGATGAAGCTGGAAGAAAAGCAACAGAAAGATTCAGGAAAAATGTACACGGAAAAATTATAAAAGAACTTGTATATACAGATGAGCGAGATATTAATGACCTACAAGAAGAGTTTTTAGATTGCAAAATTATTTTTTAATTTTTTTTAAATTTACTATTTACATATGTGTTACAATATGTTATACTATACACAGAAGTTAAGAAATAACGACAAACACAGAAAGGTTAAAAAGGTAATAACTATGAGAACAACAAAAACAAATGGAGAAGCAAGAAACATTGATAAGATTTGTGTAACAACGGAGGACTTGCAGGATTTATTAGATTGTGGTAGAGCAACTGCGGTTGAAATTGGTCGTCTAGCAGGTGCAAGAATTGAAGTAGGGAAAAGGTTACTCTGGTGTGTTTCAAAGGTTCAGTCATATATTGATAGATTAGCGGAGGAACAGAATAAACAAGATGAGTAGAAAATCATTAAAATAAATAATAATCAGCTTAATAAAGCAATTGAAAAATATTTAGTAAAATGTGGAATGATAATGACATAAAAAATTGTGAAGCGATAACACATAAAACACTATATGGGATAGTGGTCAAGTGGTTAAGACACTCGGGGATGCAGAATAATCGTAAACATTAAAAGCGATACTCCGGGAGACATAGGTTCAAATCCTATCTATCCAAAGCGAGGTATGACGGACTACCTCAGACCAAGTAATTAGTAAGAACAGTAAATGAATCTAGATAGTTTACTTAGTATGAAAATTACAGTTCCGATTATAATCTATATTAGGGAAATTATGAAATCAAAGCATTCGAGAGGAAGGGCGAACTCGACATTACGGAGAAATCCTAAACGTGATAAAAACGGCTTCTAAAGGTATACCAACAAACACCATCTATTATGTGAAGGATGGCATAAAGGTTGCTTTGGTCATAACTTCATAAAAGTAACTAATATAGATTATATCATAGCCCTTTCGCCAAGCGGTAAGGCACAGGACTTTGACTCCTGCATACGTTGGTTCGAATCCAACAAGGGCTGTCAGCCAGACTAACTGGTTGAGTGTTTACCTTTTCTGTTTTTTCATAACAGATTATTTACCTTAGGTTGGCTAATCGTTGGGATTTTAGGTGGTTCGATTCCACCATAGTCAATTTCCTATCAGTATATAAAATAATGGGATAAAGGCAGAATAAAGCTGGGAATATGCCTAAAAGATAAACAAGACCCACACGATAAGAAAGGAGAAAAAAGATGGGAAGAATTGATGTAAACGATATTGACAAATATTCAAGTAGTAATTCAAGCGAGTGGCTTAAATTACAGAATGATGGTGATGTGGCAAGAGTGCAGTTTCTATATGATAAGTATACAGATTTAGATGCATTTGTTTGTCATAAGGTTAAGATTGGGGATACTGAAAGATATGTAGACTGTAAGCGAACATATGATGACCCATTGGACGCTTGTCCATTATGTGAAGCAGGTATTCCAATTAAACCAGTAATGATTCTAGCTATGTATGACCACGCAGACGGAAAGATTAAGATATGGGAAAGAGGCAAGACATTCATTAAGAAGATTGAAGCCTTATTCAACAGATACCCTAATTTATCTAATATGGTTTTTGAAATTGAAAGAAGAGGTGCAAAAGGTGACAAAAAAACTCAGTACGAGATTTTCCCAATGCCAGATGTAGAACCAGTTGATTTAAGTGAGATTGAAAAGCCAGAATTTTTAGGTTCATTTATATTGGATAAGACACCAGATGAAATGATGACTTACCTTAATACAGGCTCTTTCCCACAGGAAGATAATAATAATGATAATGTATCAGAACGTCGCAGAAATAATGAACCTATTAGACGTGAAGGTGGTTCAAGAAGAACAAGTCGACGTGTAGCATATTAAGAGGAGGAGATATATATATGATAGTTGTTGAAGGTGGAAAAATACAGTTAGAGGGTACACAGATTGAAATTCAGGCAGAATTAAGTACATTGATATATACATTTAATAAGCATAATATTTTAGATAAGAAGGACCTTGAAGAAGCTATTGCTGATGGATTTATGACTGAAGAAGAGCTTAGAAAAGACTCTGAAGAACGTCACGAAATAGCAAAGCAATTATTTCCAGAAGGTCACTTATTACACGATATTTTGAAGGATATATTCAGTTAGATGGCTCTTTCATTTGCAAGAAAAACAGTTAAAGATAAGAATATAGTCAATAAAACAAAGAACGCTAAAACAAGAACATCAGTTCGCACAGGAACAAATTTAGCCTCACAAATTCAGACAATGACAATGATTGCCGAATCTAAATTGTCACATCATAAGGACGATTATATTCTTATCAGAACTGTTGAAGAATTAGAAGAATATAGAAAGGCTATAGCAGACGCCGAAGAGTGTGCTATAGATACAGAAACAACAGGACTAAATCCTTTACTGGTTGAATTGGTTGGTGTGTGCTTGTATGTTCCAGGAAAGAAAGCGGTTTATATACCTGTAGGACATAAGTCGCACATCACAGGGCAGAAAGTAAATAACCAAATAGAATTAAAGGATTTAGTTGAGTTTTTTAATAAATTAAAAGATATAAAGTGGATATTCCACAATGCTAAATATGATATAAGAGTGCTTAGACATACATTGGGAGTATATCTTGAACCTTATTGGGATACACAGTTAGGTGCGTGCTGTATAGATGAGAATGAAAGTCACAGACTTAAAGATTTGCATTTGAAATATTGTGATAGCACTGACACGGAATCCCTCACATTTGATAAGTTATTCGGAGGAATTACATTTGATTTAGTTCCAATAAAGGTTGCTTATCTCTATGCAGCAGGTGATGCTATTAAGACTTATGACCTTTATCAATATCAAAAAGGCTTATTGAATAGAAGAGTATTATCAGGTCCTTATAATGTATTCCATAATATTGAAATGCCATTGATTACAGTTGTAGCAGATATGGAAGACAGAGGAGTATGTCTAGATTCTGAGGTGTGTAAATACCTACACGAAAAATATCATAAAATTAAGGAAGAACGACAGAAGCAGGCAGCTGAAGCAATAGCGATGTATAAGGAGCAAATTGATAACTATAAGATGAAGAATCCTAATCATAAGCTATCCGACACTATTTCTTTAACAAGCCCAACACAGTTGGCTATTCTTTTTTATGATATTTTAGGGCTTACAAGTCCTGACAAGAAATCACCTAGAGGTACAGGTGAAGAAATATTGAAACATTTCGCTAAGGGTAAAGAGAAGAACATATGCGAAGCAATATTAGGAATCAGAAATGTGGATAAATTGCTTAATACCTATATAGACAAGATGCCACAGATTGCACTCAAGGATGGTAGAGTACACGCAAGTTATAATCAATACGGTGCGAAAACTGGTAGATTCAGTTCCAGTGACCCTAACTTGCAGAATATTCCGTCGCATAATAAAGAAATCAGAAAGATGTTCAAGGCTCAAGATGGATATGTATTAATAGGTGCAGATTATAGTCAGCAAGAGCCAATGGTTACAGCTTACTTGTCTGACGATAAGAAAATGCAAGATGCTTTCATTCACGGCAAAGATATATATGCTACTATTGCAGGATTAGCTTTTCATAAACCTTACGAAGAATGCTTGGAGTTTAGGGAAGATGGGACAGTAAATCCAGCAGGTAAAGAAAGAAGAACACAGGCGAAAAGCATCGTATTAGGTATCTTATATGGAAGACAGATTCCATCCATTGCTGAACAATTAGGAGTATCCACAAGAGAAGCTCAGGATATATATGATGCTGTGTTAAGAGCTTTTCCTCAGTTAGCTCAATTCATTGATGAATCACGGGGAATGGCTAAAGAGTTAGGATATGTGACTACTGCTTGGGGAAGACGTAGACATCTCAAGGATATGCAATTAGACCAGTATGAGTTCAGTTATAGCGGAAATGTAACTAACTTTGACCCATTGGCTTTCGGTAAGAGTGTTTCCGTTGAAGTTTCAGAAAGCACTAAAAAAAGTTATATTAAACAGCTGGAAAGAGCCTACGGTTGGCAGAAGAAAAATCAAATAATACAGCAGGCTTTATCTCAAGGAATCAAGATAAAAGATAATAGTGGATATATAGCACAGGCTGAAAGACAATGTGTTAATGCTAGAGTACAAGGTTCTGCAGCGGATATGGCGAAGCTGGCAATGATAGCAATTAATAATGACGAAAAGATGAAAGAACTTGATTTTCACTTATTAATACAGGTACACGATGAAGTTATAGGAGAATGCCCAGAAGAGAATATGAAAGAAGCAAGTGAAAGGCTTTCTTATTTAATGAGAACAGCCCCGAGTCATCTAATCAAATTACCATTTAGATGTGACTGTGATATTACTCGAAATTGGTATGGTGACAGTATAGATTTTTAATTTTTTTTAAATTTACTATTTACATATGTGTTACAATATGTTACACTGTATTCAGAAGTTAAAAAAGAAAAGAGGTACAAAGATATGAAAGTTTATGTGTCAAGAAAAGACGAAACAGTTAAGGTAAAATTAGTAGAGTACAATGAAAGATTTAAGACCTATATGGTAGAATTTATCACAGGTGATAGAAAGGGTAAAACAACTTCTTTTTCAGCTTCTACTATGAAAAGATGGTGGAAAGAAATTGAAGAAGAGGCTGTTGAAGAAGAGGATGTTGTCTTAAATACTAATGCAGAAACTACAGATAAAAAATCTGTTGACAAAAAAAGAAGTAGAGAAAAAGAAGTTAAAAACTTATTAGATACTGTTGAATCACTTCTTGCTGGCAGATTAACATATAAAAGAAATGCTAGTATGATTAGCCTTTATATAAGTGACGATAAGAAAAAGCGACTAGCTTATGTATATAAGCGTAAAAATTCTATAAGAGTTTATATGCCTAATAAGTATTATAGTTTAATATCGGATATTATTGCTAAGTATATTGATAGATTTTTAGGTGACACTAATGAGATAAGTTTTTATGTTAAAAATGAAGATATAGCTAATGTGCTGGATATTATATGTGAGAAGGAGAAAGATTATGAATAAGGGTAAGATAATAGTTAAATGGTCAAAGGGGTTTAGAAGTTTTTGCATACTTGGGAATGCTTTAGAATTTGCTAATCGGGTAAAAATACAATATAAAGAGTCCCCATTTATTTATGATGAATTTTAGGAGGTGTATATAATGGCTTTAATATCAGTTAAACGAAAGATTCCGAGCAACTTATTGAAAGACCGCTTTATTGTTCCACCATTTAGCATATTAGATTCTAAACAAGGATACTGGAGAGAACGTGTTAATATGTGGAAATCTATTGGGATTAAAAGTGAACTCGGTAGAGGTGACAACCTAACTTTTAATTTAGATATAACCCCTATGGATGAACAAAAGAAAACAAACTATGGAAAATGTAATCCTGAAAGTATTGGTGATAAGTATGGAAGAAAGGTTCAAGCTACATCAATATTTGACCCAGTACTTTGCGAAATAGCTTATAAGTGGTTCTCAAGAGACGGCGATAGGGTTATCGACCCATTTGCAGGCGGAAGTGTTCGTGGTATTGTTGCCAGTGTGTGTGGAAGACATTATACTGGTATAGATTTAAGTAAGAAACAAATAGATTATAATATATCACAGTTTAAAGATATTTGTGCAAGATATTCTAATGAACTTCCTGAAGTGAATTGGATAAATGCAGATAGTGCCGCATACACTAAAGAGCATAGGGAAGAAAAGTATAATTTCTTACTTACTTGTCCACCTTATTATGATTTAGAGGTGTATAGTGATGACCCAGCGGATATATCTAATCTTAGCACTTACGATGAATTTACAGATATTTATAAAAATATACTAACTAATTGTGTACAAATGTTAGAGGATGATAGCTTTGCAGTGATTGTTGTAGGTAATATTCGAAATAAAACAGATTCTGGATATTATGATTTTGTAGGTGATACAGTGCGTATTATGCAGAATGCAGGGGCTATTTATTACAATGAGCTAATATTAGTAAATGTTGCGGGTACATTGCCAGTAAGAGCGCCGATTCAGTTTAATGCGTCTAGGAAAATCGGAAAACAACATCAGAATGTACTTGTATTTTATAAAGGAAATACTAAGCATATCAAAAATAAATTTGGAAGTTTTGAGGATATAATATGTTAGCAAGAATTGATTATGTAGATGGGTACTATGTGAAAAGATGCGATTTACTGGAATATGGTGGTGCCTGTGGGGGAAAAGCTGAGGGTGCTTTCAATATTATACAAGATGGAATACAAAAAGGCTATACAGGTTTTGTTACAGTCGGTAGCAGATTTTCTCCTCAATGCGATATAGTATCTAAAATTTGCTCTAGTTTAGGTGTAGAATGTTTTTTATTTATGCCGTCAGGGAAAGATACGAGTGTTACATTAAACATCAAAAAAAGAGCAAACTGCGAAATTATAGATACGTTAAAACAAGGTTCATATACGAATGTATTAATATCCCGAGCAATGAATTATTCTAAGGTTCATAGTAAATGCTTTATACCATTTGGGATGTTGTGTAAAAAAAATATAGATATAGTCGCTAAACAAGTATATAATATTCCAGAATGTGTTCATCGTGTTGTGGTTCCAGTTGGTAGTGGCTGCACAATGCTTGGTATTATCCAAGGGCTTAATGAGATACGTCGTACCGATGTAGAAGTTATTGGTGTGATTACTGGAAGTAGTAATTCAAAAAAAGTTATTAATAATCTTGTGCCGAAACTTTTTAATAAAGTACCATATAAAATTGTAGATTATATTAGCGGGGTTAAGCCTAAGTATGTTTATACAACTCGCACAAATGAATGTGTTGGTGCGATTAAACTTGACCCTATCTATGAAGGAAAATGTAAAAAGTTCTTGAAGCCTGGCGATTTATTATGGATTGTTGGCTATCATAATATATAATTTTTAAAGGAGGAAATAAAATGAAATTAGCAACTCAGAGATTCAAAGAAGCAACAAATAAGGCAATTAAGGGAGCGTCTTTCAATAATTTAATTCCTATAACAGGAATGTTGGGTATTAAATTATCGGATGGAAGGTTGAGATTAATCACAACAGATATGACTAATACACTATGTATTATCATTGACAAAGTAGCTGGAGACGATATGGACATTACAGTAGATGCAGATAAGTTTGGAAAGTTGATTGCAAAAACAACTTCGGAAGATATTGACTTATCTGTGAAGGATGATATACTTTCTGTTAGAGGAAACGGAACTTATAAGATTCCATTGATTTCCGATGAAGATGGACTTGTATCTTTCCCTGATATTAGAAGCAGTACATCCGAGACAGAAGATTGGTCAACAGTTAAGTTATCAAGCATAATGCAGGCTTATAATATTAATAAGTCAGCCTTAGCTAAAACACTTGAAAATCCAGCTCTTACAGGTTATTATTGTGACGATAAGGTAATCACCACAGATGCCAATGTTATCACATTCAACAACTTCAGAATGTTCACAGAAGAATTTGGACCTTTATTAATTTCAGCTCAGCAGATGCAGTTATTAACCTTATATAAGGAAGAAGATATTAAGGTTATGGTTGAGCAGCAAACAATCATATTTGTTACAGAATCACAGGTGATTGAAGGAAGCCTTATGGAAGGAATTGAAGATTTCCCAGTTGAAGAAATTGGAGCATATTTAGATGTTGCTTTCACTTCATCTTGTAAGGTGCCTAAGGAATTACTCTTATCTGTATTAGACAGATTATCCTTATTTATAGAACCTTATGATAAGAACGGAGCTTATTTCACTTTTGGCAGAAAGGGAATAAATATCCACAGTAAGAAAGATGCATCAACAGAGACCATTAACTATGTAGAAAGCAAGGACTTTGAGCCGTTCGTGTGCTGTGTAGATATTCCAATGTTGAAAGAACAGTTACAGGCTTACCCAGAGGAAACGGTCAAGCTCTGGTACGGCAATGAAAATGCCTTGAAGCTGGAATGTGGAAAGGTAATTCAGGTTATTGCATTACTTGAAGATGAAGAACTTGCAAATTAAATATTAATTTAGTATACTAAAATATATGAGTGATAAATCTGTAAAACTCTTTTCTTTATATAATTCGTAAAGGTAGCCATCTTGTATATCAAGGTGGCTATTTTATTTTTTATAAAAATTATAAAAAATACTTGCAAAATAAAAATGTATGTGTTACAATATAATTACAGTAAAGGAAAGGATATAAAAGAATATGATAATAACAATAAACAACTCAACAATAACAAAGGAAAAAGCAATAATGAACGCAAAGCAGGTAAACGAACAAACAGGAGTATCTGTTGAGATTTGCAATATGTTAGGTGATACAATTTTTTACATAACAAAAAATGGAAGAATTATTGAATATTAAGAAAGGTAAATAAATGAGTAGGAGATTATTAAATTTAATAAACAACAGTCAACTGGAACTTCCAGCAAATAAGAAGTTCCTGGTTGATTTAATGAGTTGTATTGAAAGAAGAGAAAAAGAACATAGGAGAAGAGGCTCTAACTGGTATAAACCATCTTCCCTACATTGTATGAGAAATATGTATTTCACTAGAACAAAAGCCCCACAAGATGAGCAGTTAGTGGAATATAATTCAACAGGTATGGCTGACACTGGTACAAGACGCCACGAAGCTATTCAGGAAGCCCTATTAGATATGCAGAAGATGGGCTATGATTGGGAATATGTAGATGTAGCTGAATATGTAAAGAAGAAACAGGAATTTGGAAAATGTAGGACTTTACAAGTGAAGGAAACGGTAGGAGCTGAAACACATCTTATAGACACAGCTTTGAATATTTCTTTCCGTTGTGATGGTATCATAAGAAGAATATCAACTAACGAATATTTCTTATTCGAAATGAAAAACGTGGTTTCTTTTAAATATAATCAAGTTGAAGATAAACCATTGGAACAGCATATGAATCAGATTATATGTTACTGCACAGCACTTGATTTAGATAAAGCATTTGTTCTATATGAAAATCGTGATATATGTACTTTGGAGTGTCCACACATAGAAATTACACAAGATATGAAAGATTGGCTTGTAAATTATATAAACGAATGCGAAGGTTATGTCGAACGTATGATAGCTCCACCTAAGACAGAAAATACAAAAAATTGTAGATTTTGTAATTATAAAGGTATATGTAGAAAGGTAGGATGAAAATGAAAACAACATTTAATGGAACTCCTTTTATGGATTTATTTGACAAATTACCCGAAATAAATAAAGACGTGGATAAAGAAAATATAAAAATATTTAATCAGACTGGTATCGGTGATAGTGACCAATTAAGATATGCGTGTGTTTTATGCAATAAAAAAGTTAATATAGACGGTTCTATATCAAGTCGTGGACATAAGCTGATTTGCATCCAGTGTGTTCATAAATATTTTGAAGGCGATTATAGTGCTGTATTCTATTGGAATTTGGAATAAGGAGGCATAATATGGTATACATAGGAATTGACCCTGGAAAAAACGGTGGGATAGCAATTATTGGTATTCTAGGTCAATATAGTGTTTATCCTTTTTCTGAAGAATTATTAATATCAAGGTTAGGAAGCTATGCACAGCTCAATATTCCTTGCATATGCACATTAGAACACGTTCACGCAATGCCAAAGCAAGGAGTATCAAGTACATTCAATTTCGGTGTGAATTTTGGCTTTATTCAGGGTGTATTGAAAGCCTACAGCATACCTTATGAACTTGTTACACCCCAGAAATGGAAGAAAGAATTTAGCTGTACGAAAGACAAGAATACCAGTATTGAAGTATGTAAGAGATTATTTCCTTGTGTCAATCTCAAAGCATCAGAAAGGTGCAGGAAAGACCACGATGGAATGGCTGAAGCATTATTGATAGCTGAATATGGAAGGAGGCATTATAATGGGGGAGAATGAAATCATTACAGATTTATCTGATATAAGATTATTAGTATTTAACTTATCAGATGAACACGAAGTAACTAATGAAGCAGTAAAGCAACTTTTATTTTGTATTGATTCTAAAATGGATAAATATAGAGATAAAGAGGTGATAATAAATGGCAAGTCGTAGAGAAGGAAATGTATGCAGTTGTTATAAAAATGGAAGATGCTTAGGCACGAAAGAAGTTGAGGTGTGCAATTGCAAGGGTAATACCTCGATGTGCGATTTTTATCCACAAAAAAGAAATAATAAAACTGAAACTGCTGAAGATATAATGCAGAATGTGGATAATATAAGTGATACAATCAGAAGAATATCAGATGGAATTGTAAAGAAATATTGTAGTGATTTGGACAACTTTATGCAAGTTACAAGAGACATAATGACAAGAAATGGTGACATAACAGATGTACAGTTAGAACAGGCTATTCTTGAATTAGCCAATATTCTATACTTTACAAGCTCGGCTCAGGAAGATTTAGGCATTAAAGAAGACACTTGTAAAGCTATTAGACAGGAAGTTTATTTAAAAGCTAGGGATAGTGGAAAAGGTACAGTAGCAGATAAGACAGCTAGAGCTGAGTTAGCTGCACAAAGTGAAACCTTAACCTTGGCTATATATTCAAGAACATATAAGAAAGTAAAGTTAAAGGTAGAAGCAGGATATGAAATGCTCAACAGCCTTAAAAAAATAATGAACAGGAGAATATCTGAATTGGAGTTATCTAATAGCAGATACATAGGAAAAAGCAATGGAATACCAGAAAGCAATTAGAGGAAAAATTTTTATGGGATTGAAAAATAAAATATGCAAGAATCCCAGATATTGGTGTAGATGTCATCAGGTTTATTTGTCAGAAGAAGACGTGCAGCGAAAACACTGTAAAGCTAGATTATCTTTTGATATGATAGCTGAGGAAAGATGTCATAATTTAGAAGAATTAGGAGGGAAATAATGAGATTAATAGATGCAGATGAAACAATAAAACAATATACACAAATATTCGTGGAAAAATATGGGAGTGAATGTGGAGAAATGTTTCAGGGTGTGCTTAAACAAATGCCAACAGCCTATGACGTAGACAAGGTTGTTGAGGAATTTGAAGAAATTCAAGACAAGGCAGTTTCTGTTAAGAACGAAGATATTAGTATATATGCAACAGGAATGATGGGTAAAGCAATCGAAATAGTGAAAGGTGGTGGAAAATAAATGGGTCAAGTCGAGAACATTATTAAGAACATAAATAAAAAGATGAAGGTCGGTAGTATTCAATTAGGAGTTGAATTTAAGGAGATTGATAAAATTCCTTTTTCATCCTGCCGACTTAATTATATGACTTATGGTGGAATACCAGTAGGCAGAGTTTCCGAGTTTTTCGGTGCAGATGGAAGTGGTAAGACAACAACCGCCGAAGATTTAGCAGGACAAGCACAGAGAAAGTTCCCCGACAGAAAAGTATTATTCGTAGATATAGAACACACTTTTGACCCTGTATGGGCTACAAAGCTAGGAGTAGATTGTGAAGAATTAATTTATTTAGACCCTGATTCAATGGGGGCAGAAGAAGTATTCAACCTTATAATTGATATAATAGATACAGGTGAGATTAGCTTATGCATATTAGATTCAATCGGAGCTATGGTATCAATGCAAGCAAATGAGAAACAAATAGGGGAAAGAACCTATGGTGGAGTAAGTATGGCACTTACAGAGTTTAGTAGAAAGATTACTCCTATCCTTGCTAGAACTAAAACCACCTTTATAGGTATTAATCAAGTTAGGGACGATATGAATAGTCCTTACGGAGGAACAACAACCACTGGTGGTAAATGTTGGCGTCATAGTTGTAGCACACGTCTTGAATTCAGGAAAGGCTACTATATTGATGAAAAAGGTAATAAGCTATCCAGAGCTTGTGAGAATCCAGCTGGTAATATTGTAGATGTAGCTTTGGTAAAATCTAAAGTTGATAGACCTGACCGAAAGGTAGGCTTCTACACATTGAAATATCTGGAAGGTGTAGATTATATTTCGGATGCGATTGACGTTGCCATAAAGTTGGGATTAATAGAACAGGCAGGAGCTTGGTTCTCTTTAATTGATATAGATACAGGCGAAGTATTGGAAAAGGTTCAGGGTAAGCCTAAGATGATTGAATATCTCAAGAGTAATCCTGTTCAATATGAACGATTGGAGAAGACTATCCAAAGTAAATTATAACAGCAAGAAAATCTGTAACTCAGAAAAAAGTTACAGATTTTTTTAATTTTTTTAAATTTACTATTTACATATTGTAATACATATGTTATACTGTATATACAAGTTAAGAAAACAAAGAAAGTTGAGGTAATTATTATGAACAAATTAATGAGCAAAGATGGAGTAGAATTAAAAGTTGGTGATTGGGTAAGCGATGACAGAGGTGTATATGAAATCAAAGAGATTAACGAACACGATGTTATCTGTGACGATTTAGAATTTAATGAAGAAACACAGGAATTTGAAGCTGTTGATTTCTTAATCAGAACAAGAGAAGAAATCGCTAATTGCCATTATAACTAAGGAGGAAACACTAATGAAGAATTTAATCATTACTTTTTTATTATTGGTAATATTGAATATACTTCCAGGATGGAAGGTACAAGGTGTCTATCGTGTGTTGGTAAATATAAGTTTATTTATCTTAGTTGATTCTACTATTGTAGAATTAGAAAGAATAATTAAATATGGAAGGAGATATAATCCGTGATAGATATATTTAATAAAATTCGTAGATTTTCCAATAATATGCAATTTGAGGAAGGCAAGCCTTTCGAGATTGTTTTAGCTGGAAAAGAAGATAAAAACGCTAGCTATAAAAAAAGAAAAATGGAAGTCGGAAAATCTTATAGAATTACGGTTAAGAAATATATGACCGAACCAGCCACATCTACATTTGACTTTCACTCTAAATGGAATGATGATAAACCGATGCCTTTGACAGTGATGCAGGGTATTATTGAAAAGGAAACCAGAGGAATGTACTATATGAAGTTAAATGGAAAGGCAGAACCTACATCAGTATGTATGTGCTGTGGAAAGAAATTAACTAATCCAGTATCAAGACTATATGGAGTAGGTCTTGATTGTGGCGATAGAATAGGATTAATTAGAATTGAAACAGAACAGGAAGCCAGAGAAAAATGGGAAGAAATTTCAAAATATCTAGCAGGCATAAGCTGGGAAGGTTGGGTAATTAAGTCAGCTATTAAAGAATGGGAGGAGATATAATGGAATTAACTGCTACTATAATATGTGATTTAAACAAGAAGAATGAACTTAACTTTCAAGTGGGTAATCAAGATGGATACAGATGTGTTATCTGTGGAAATTCTACTTGCTTTGATGACTCATATTCTAATCAAGGTTTGAACTTAACTTGCTCGAAGTGTGTAAATACTCGTGCTGCAGAAGAAGGAATATCACGTGCAGAATATGTTAAGAGATATATATGGGAGGAGATATAATGGAATTAACTGAAGTTCAAAAGAAAATATTTGAATTAACTATAGATGGTTTTAAGAAGAACAAAGAACAGATATTAAAGTTAGAACAATTAGAAGAAGAGTTATTAAGAAAGGAGATAAAAGATGGAAGAAAATAGACTAACAGTTGAATATGTTGGAGAAGTAATTAGTGAAACACAAACTAAAGAAGAAAAAGAAAAAGAATGTACAGATAAGATTGTGAAGTTAGCTAGAGAAATAGTGAATACATACCGAGCATACAATCCTGAAGGTAATTATCTCAATATCTGTTTTTTAGGAATAAAGAATAATACAGTGAATACTTTGAATATACATAATGATTATTGGCAGAACTCCTTCAAGATACAGTACGGTGAGGAGGTTTACGATGGCAACTAGAAATTTCAGTGATATACAGGAGCAGCATATAGCAAGAGTTACAGGCGGCAAAACACAGAGTAATTCAGGTGGAACAAGATTCGGTGGTGGTGATGTACATACAGAACACTTCTTTATTGAAGCGAAAACACCAACAACGAAAAAAGCATCTTTTTCCATTAAGAACGAATGGCTCACCAAAATGCAGGAACAAGCCTTTGAGCAAGGGAAGGAAGAAAGTGCGTTAGCTTTTAGGTTTGACCCTGATGCACACGAGGACTTCTATATATTATCTGAAAGGCAGTTCATTGAGTATTTAAATTATAAGGAGGAGCAATATGAAGAATCGGATTCCTAGACCACATTGTCCTTGCAAAGATTGTACACAGAGATTCATTGGATGCCACGGTGTATGTGAAGGATACATAGATTATAAGGATAAAGCAATTAGATACAATGAAGTTATCAAGAGAAATCATTATATTAATTATATCAACAACAAGAAAGGACGTGAATATTAATGGCAAAGACAAGTTTAGCAGTTAAATATAGACCTCAGACCTTTGATGATATGACAGAGCAAAAATCAATAAAAGATATATTAGAAAATCAAATTAAATCAAAGACATTCCAGCACGGATACCTATTTACAGGTCCTGCAGGAACAGGAAAAACTACAAGTGCCAGAATCTTTGCAGCACTGATTAATGGGGGAAAAGGAACGCCCATAGAAGTGGATGCAGCTTCTAACAGTGGTGTGGATAATATTAGACAGATTATAGAAGATGCGAAAAAGCACCCTTTGGATGCTGACTATAAGATATATATAGTAGACGAATGTCATTCATTATCTAATGGGGCGTGGCAGGCATTACTTAAAACATTGGAAGAACCACCTAAATTTACTATATTTATTTTATGCACAACCGACCCACAGAAGATTCCAGATACAATCCTATCAAGAGTTCAGAGGTATCAATTCCAGAAGATAAGTGATGATGGAATAGTTTATAGATTATTACACATATGTCAAGAAGAAGGAATACATACATATGGAGAGTGTTTATCATACATTGCTAAGATTGCGAACGGTGGAATGAGAGATGCCATCACTTTATTAGACAAGTGTAGTTCACTTTGTGACGAACTAACTTTGGAGAACGTTCTTACTATTATAGGAACAGAGAACTATGGAACATTCTTTGATTTTCTTGAAGAGTTAGTGGTGAAAAAAAGTGAATGCATACACATTATCGATGACGCCTACAGACAAGGAAAAGATGTTAAGCAGTTAATGAAAGAATTTGCTAAATTCTTATTAGATGTACAGAGATATATCATATATAAGAATTTCAAGTACGTTACCATTCCAGAAACAGATGATAATAAGGCGAAGCTGGACTATTTATATACCAATAAATTGTCAATTATGGAAATTATTGAATTAGTTGTTGATATTAATAATCAGGTTAAATGGGATAGCGACCCTAGAACATTGATAGAATTATCTATCTTGATTTATTGTGGAAAGGAGAATTAATATGATAAAAGCAGGAACAAGGTGTAGAGTATTGGATGATAATATGAATAATTTTAATCACGGAGATATTGTTGTAACTCTTGAGAATGATAATATCCCATACTGCTGTTTGCTTGAGAATTATGTCCCTAACAAAAGTATGGGTGACTATAATTCCAAGTTAGTTTATCCTTTATGTAGCTTTGAATTGGAGGCACTGGATGATGATTGGTCAGAAGAATAATATTAAGACATTGATGTCTTGGAGAATGAATAAAGCTATACCACGTTTCATAATTTTATCTGGACCTCGTGGAAGTGGGAGATTAACTTTTGCCAAACGAATAATGAAATATATTAACGCACAGGGAATAATCCTTGGGAATAGCATAAGTGATGTCAGACAAGCCATAGAATATGCCTACACCAAAAGCGAACCTACTTGCTATATCTTTAGGGATGCGGATGATATGCGACAGGAGGCAAAAAACGCACTGCTCAAAGTGGTAGAGGAACCACCTAATAAGGCATACTTCATAATGACAGTCCATAATATTGATAATATGTTGGGAACAATTAGAAGTCGTGGAACAGTGATAAAGATGGAACCTTATTCAGAAGAAGAATTGAGGTCATATTCAGATGATGATTATTTATTGGACTACTGTTCCAACATTGGACAGATGCAGATTGACAAGAAAGAGCTGGAAAAGGTGCAGAATTGTGTCTTTGATGTTTTAGCAGCACTACAGGAAAAGTCTGGAACAAAGGTACTGAAAGCGTGTACTCAGCTACAGAATAAGCAAACGGAAACAGATAAGATTGATGGATTATTATTTATGGGGGTGTTCGAGCGTTGTTTAGGGCAAACTGCTAGAGAATTATTTACACCAGTTTGCTTATCTTATATAAGTAGATGCAAGCAGGAGATTGACAAAGCAACAATTAATAAAAAGGCAAGTATAGAATGTATGTTGATTAATATATTGGAGGAGATTAAGAATGAGATTAAGAATGAGAAATAATGACGATATTACAGAAGCAGTTCACGGATTGGATATATTCACAAAGAATTGGTGTATGAATTGCAAAGAAACAGATGCAAAGAAAGATTTAATCTTTAGATGTGAGGATTGTACATTTAATTTGAAAGGTGATGTGTGTGCAATTAAGAAGTTCGCATATACACATAAGCATAATTATCCAATGCAAGATTTCGGAAGTATGGGGGAACTTTAATATGCAAAAATTCCCTAGAAGGTGGGACAAATTAACCTGTATCAACTTCTTACAGCGAAAAATAATAATTAACTGTATTCTATATTATGAACTTAATGAGAATAAATTATCAGATAAGGAATATGATGAATTAAGTCGTCAGTTGGTAGAATTACAACAGGATGTTGATGTTAAGAATGACACAGAATACGGCTACTGTATGTTCGATTTTGACGGAAATACAGGATTTGACCTATATAGTAGATTAAATGTTAAGGATAAAACATATCTTACGAATATAGCCCGAAATTTAGCTGGAAATAGCATTGTAGTTAAACCAAAACCGAAAAAGAAGAAAGGAGGACTATTCTAATGGAACTTGTAGATTTGATGAATTGTATTAGTAATGATGATATACCCAATTTATTAATCTTATTTGGTGAGGAGCAGTGTATATTAGATATATACATTGAGCATATCAAAAAAGCTGGGAAACCAGTAAGTATTGGGTCAGTATCACAGGTACTTAACAAGTTGAGAACAAAGTCGCTGGATAAGTCGAAAAAGGTGTATATAATCAATGATGATTTAGACTTTATGAAGAACGAAAAAGCAGGAGAATCACTGAAAAGTGCATTGAAAGGAAAACAGGATATAGTAATACTCCGATATCATAAAATAGATAAGAGAGGTAAATTCTATAAAGAGAACAAAAAAATCGCCGTGGAATTTACGTTTTTATCCGAAAACATATTAATGAACTATATAAGAGAAAAAATCGCGAATATGAGCGATTCTGTGTGTGAACGTATTATAGAAATGTGTGGACACTCATATGGAAGAATCTTATTGGAATTGGATAAGATAGAACAGTATATGCAATGTCATAAAGAATATGCATCAGCACCAGATAAAGCCTTCCAAGTGCTTGATACTGATGGAGCATTTTATAAAGAGATTGGTGATATTACCTTTCAACTTACAGATGCAGTATTATCAGGATTTCCAGATACAGCAATAGAGTTATTGGACGAAGCTAAACGAAAGGGAGAATCAGCTTTGATGATTGCGTCTATTCTTTATAAGGGGTTTAGAAATATGTTTGCTTATTTAGCCTTGGGAGCAAATAAAAAAGGAGCAATGGAAAGAACAGGAATGACCAAAGGAGACTTATATATCGTGAATAAGAATATAGGTGGTTACAACCTAACAGAATGCCAACGAAATATGCGAATATGCCAAAAGGTGGAAACAGGCATAAAAATGGGAAAATTAGATGAAGACATAGCTTTGGACTATTTAGTTTTTAATTGTCTACTTTAAATTATTAAGAATTGCAAAAAAGCAAAAAAAATACTTGCAATTTTGACGTATATGTATTACAATACAATTAGAAGTTAAAAAATAAAGAAAGTTGAGGTATTTAATATGAAACGTGTATTTATTCCTATGTGGAGAGCTTTAAAAGAAGCAAGAGAATGTAACTCAAATTTAACAGTTAATGACGGCATTTGTGCTTGTTATGATGTAGAAAATATGGGTTTCTTAAAGAATGGAACAGGTAGATGGTATCACTTTACAAGTGTTAGTGGTGTTCCAGCATATACAATTAAGCGATAACACCTTAAAAAACACTAATAAATTAAAAAAAATAGGAGGATATATTTATGAACAGCAGAAATTTTAGGGTAGGTGACAAGGTTGTGATTCAGCCCACTGAAACAGTAGAGGATATATATGGAAGTTATGAGCTAGTGGGAAGACTTGGAGAGGTACGTAGGATATTTACAACGGGTGATAGATGCTATGGAGTACACATTCCTGGCGAATATAACGAATATTCTGATTCTAGTTATTTTTGGTTGGATAAATATTCTATGGAATTATTTGAAGCAGCAAAAGATAAAGATTTAGATTTACTACCATATGATAGAGTAGCCTTTGTTACAGTTGACGGTTCAGTGCAGGAATATGCATATGCTTTATATGACGAACCAGATAGTAGAATACAACCTACTGATTATGTTTTAGTTTCGGGAAAAGCACAAGGTAAGCTTTGTTTCGTAACAAAGATTCTTCCAAAAGAAGAAGTAAAAAACGAAGTAACAGAAGAGGTTATTTGCAAAGTTGACTTATCTGCCTACAGACAAAGACAGGATATTAAACGTAAGAAGCAGAAGTTATTAGCAAAGATGAAAGCGAAAAGACGTGAGCTGGAAGCAAGAAATTTAGATGAACTGTATGCAAGTATGGATGAAGATTACGCAAAAATGCTTGAAGAATTAAAATCAATAGGTTAGGAGGAATTGTTATGCTTAATATTGAATATTATAAGGAACTATTAGTGAAATTAGGTATTATAAACCTTGATAAGTTAGCACTAGTACAAGGACAGCCACATATCTGTGATGATACAAAGTGTACTGAATGTTTATTCATTCACACTTTTTCTTGTTCTGACGAAGCCTTAAATTGGTTACTTACAGAATATAAAGAACCAGAAGTTGATTGGAGCAAAGTCAAGGTTGATACACCAATATTGGTTAGAAAGAATGAAGATAAAGAATGGGTGAATAGATATTTTGCTAAATTTGAAGATGGGAAAGTTTATGCGTGGATGTGTGGAGCTACATCTTGGACAGTGGATGATGAATATGATGTAACTTTTTGGAAATACGCAAAATTAGCAGAAAGTGAGGACTAGATGGATTGGATAAGATTAATTAAGGCGATGCTAATAGGCATACTAGCGATTGGGAATATATGGATTTTAATTAACATATTTGACAGTGATGTATATGCATATATTTTTCTGGCAGAGTGCTTAATTGCAATTTTTATATTTATCGTTTGGATAGCATATCACGCTATAGGTTGAAAGGAGATGGAAAGATGAAGATTGAAACTAACAGAGGGTGTGTAAGCAAATTTGAGGAGTTGAAGATTGGAGATGTATTTATTTTTAATGACGAGGTTTTTATAAAAATTGAAGCAAGTGGAATTAACTCAGTATATTTAAAAAATGGTACTACATCATATTTTTTTGAAGATACGGAAGTAAAACTAATAGATGATGTAACATTAGTGTTGAATTAAGGAGGATAAAAAATGAGCGTACTTGATGACCAGATTGATGATTATTTAGATACTTTGGGATTTTTTGACGAGGAGGAAGATGATTACTTTGATGATAGCTTCATAATGGCACAACGACAAAAACCTAAAACAGAAACTGGAGTAGATTTCAGATTTGAAAAAGGAGGAATTTATTATAATGACTAGCAAAGAAGCAATCAAACGTTTAAAAGAAAGCAGATTTACTATTCAGCCATACAACTATATGAATCAAGCATTAGATATGGCAATCTCAGCCCTTGAAAAGCAGAAAAAAATTTCAAGAACAGTTCTTGAAGGAAAATATTTTTGTCCAAGATGTAAATGCTTAATGATTCATTCAGGCTACTGTAAAAATTGCGGACAAAATACATATTAGATTGGAGTGATTTATAAATGTTGCACATATTAATTCCTATATTTGCAGGAATAGGGATTGCAACCATGTTTCTTCATATAGTTGAAATTTTAATTTTTCTATTTTCTAAAATAAAAAAGCGAATGAAATATGAACTCAAGATTAAATTTCTTTGCAAGCATACATATAAGATTGATTCAATTTGTGGAGATGGAGAAGTTGAAGTGACGTGTTGCAAATGTGGTAAGAAAAAGTTTATACGATTTAGCTCTAAATCTCTTACAGAGTTTCGAATAGGAGGGAAGAACTGAGATTAATAGAGGCGGATAAATTAATTTTACCTTTACTGCTTTTGAAAAGGAGGAATATATATATGTTAGAAAGAAACGAATATACAGGAAGTGACCATCACGGCACATACAAATATTATGATATTATCGATTATGATAATTGTTGTGTATGTCCATATTTTTCAGATAATTGGCGAGAAGAAAGATTTGAATGTCTAAAAAAAGATTGTACTAAATTGTGTAAAAATGAAGGAGAAGGAGAGGAATAATATTGATTAATGAATTAGAACAAACCGCCTGCAAACGTTGTGGCAGAAAATTAAAGAATCCAAAAGCTATAGAGTTAGGTATGGGTGCAACCTGCTGGAAAAAATTCATAGAAGAAGATATACATAAAAAGTTATTTAATATGGACGAAGAAAATGTTATAATGGATAAAGAATCATAAGAAAGGAGAATAAGAAATGAAAGCAGGAGCAACTTATAATCTAATAGTTAAGCTTCCAGAAATAACTGATGAACCTTCAGAGCAGGAAATTATAGATGAAATTATATTCACTATACAATGTGGTCCTGTTCAATTATCTAAAGTATATCCAGGTGACGTGAGTTTAGCTGGTGATATATATATTATTCCTTTAAATCAAGCAGAAACTAAGCAGCTTGTGGGAAACTGTCAGTTAGAAGCTCAAATCAATTATACGAATAAAGCAGTTCAGAAATCTTACATACAGTCATTTACAGTAAGCGACACCTTAGCAACTAAAGATGTTGATGGTGTGCCAGACTCTACACATAATTCAGAATTAATCTTACGGTTGATTGGTTCATCTGTACTTGTTATTAGTATAGTACCAGAAGTAGCAGATGAGATTATTAAGAATATGAATAAACTTTATCTAGCCACTAAACAAGCGATGGAAGATACTCAGTCTTATGGGGAACAGACAAAATCTGATTTACAACTTAAATTGCAAGACGCACTAAATAGTATTAATGATGTAGCAATAGGGCAGTTGGAAAGTATTAATACTACAGCGCAGGCACAGATTGAGTCAATTAACACAGTAGCTCAACAAAATATAAAGTCAGGCATTGATGCAATTAATAACGCTGCAAATGCACAGATTAGTGGAATTAATTCAGTTGCAGATGCACAGAAAACAGGAATTGCTCAAACAGCACAAGGAAAGATTTATGACATTAACAATATAGCTACAAGTCAGATTAATGCAATTAACACAGTAGCTCAACAAAATATAAAGTCAGGCATTGATGCAATTAATAACGCTGCAAATGCACAGATTAGTGGAATTAATTCAGTTGCAGATGCACAGAAAACAGGAATTGCTCAAACAGCACAAGGAAAGATTTATGACATTAACAATATAGCTACAAGTCAGATTAATGCAATTAACAACACAGCACAAACGCAGGCGCAGGCGATTGAAAAGCAAGGCAATGAAATATTGGAAGAAATCACAGGAACAGGAAGCAAGAATGCCATCTTTACCGTAGAAGATGGAGCATTATGTGTAATACAGCGTGATGAGAGTGAGGTATAA